AACCTGGCACAATAAGCCATTATCTTAGAGGCTTAAGAGCATTATACAACAAAGCTAAACTCTACTATAATAATGAGGACTTTGATATCATAAGGATTCCTGGTGACCCGTTTAAAAAGGCTGAAATTCCGGAGTACCGGAGAAAACGGAAGAATATAGATGCCAGTACGTTGTTAAAAATTAGGGATTATCAGTCTGATAAAAAACGTACCAATATGGCACGCGATGTCTTTATGATGATGTTCTATATGATGGGCGTTAACATTAACGACCTCTATAGTATTTCGTGCGAACGCCGTGGCAGGTTGGAATATAAGCGCTCAAAGACGAATACAGAAAAAAATCGGGAGCAGGTACCACTCTCCATCAAGATTGAACCGGAGCTTCGCGTATTGCTAGACAAATACACAGAAGGCTATTTTCTCTCATACTTTCATACCAACTACTGCAGCCTAAATAATTTTATGCGAGCTATAAATCTAGGCTTAAAAGATATCTGCTCAAATCTAGACCTTGATTTCAAAGTGACCACGAACTGGGCCCGCCATAGTTGGGCTAGCTTAGCGCGTAACAAAGCAGGAATACCGAAAGCGGATATTGATTTCTGTCTCGGGCATGTGAACAATGATTATAAAATGGCTGATATCTACATTGATATAGATTATAGTATTTGCGACAAAGCAAATCGCGCAGTTTTGGATTTATTGAAGAAAAAAGAAGAAAAAAAAGACTGAAACGTTTGCAAATACAAAAACTCTCTCTATATTTGCAAACAGAATGGTATTGAGCTGGATAAAACAATGTTTTTATCCGGCTTTTATTGCATATATATGCTTTAATAGCTTTTTTATTACTGAAACTAATCTTCTCTTTATGCTATGCGCCGCAAAACAATGACGCATGGAAATAACAGTTTCAAAAACAGCTTTATTAGATAAGCTGAAATCAATCGGGCGAATTATACAGCCTAAAAACTCATTACCTGCCTATGACAACTTTTTGTTTGTTGTTGATGAATTTGGTATTATTCTAGTAACAGCAGGAGAAGAAGGAGGACGTATCTCTACTAATATTGACGGTAAAGCGGATTTTACTAGTCGTTCTTTTATGGCTAATGCCAAAACATTACTAGACGGATTAAAAGAAATTCCAGAGCAGCCATTAGCTATCACAATCTACGAAAAAGAATTAGTAGTGAAATATGCAAATGGGAAATTCTCAATACCTATTGAAAAGGGAGACCAGTATCCGGCGATGAATACGGATAATACAGCTATACCTTTTCTTGTATCAGGCACAGATTTATTATACGGAATAAGACAAGTACAATTTTGTAGTGCCAATGACGAGCTTCGCCCGGTACTGAACGGTGTCTATTTCGATATAGGTTTGGAATCTACATCATTTGTCGCAACGGACGGCACTCGTCTGGCTATGATTGAGAATCCTAACTCTTATACACGTAAGGAACGGGCAGCCTTCATTCTTCCAAGCAAATTTGCTAAGGTTCTTTCTAATATCGTTCCGGAAGATTGTATGCAGGTAGAAATATCGGTTAATCAAACCAATATTTTAATCGAATTTGATTCATACCGGTTAATCTGTCGTATGATTGAAGGGAGATTCCCTAATTATCGTGCGGTTATTCCTCAAAAACAACCAAATCGTGCAGTACTAAAGAAGACTGACATTGTGTCAGCCTTAAAACGCGTATCGGTTTTCTGTGATGAAAGCTCTTCTTTGGTAGTCCTCAAGTTTAGTCCGGATTCCCTTAAAATCACAGCTCATAATTTAAATTTCTGTAAGTCCGCTGAAGAAATTGTAACTCTGCAGTCTGGTTGTGATGTAGAAATTGGTTTTAAAAGCAGCTTCCTGATTGAAATGGTAAATAGCATCCCTTCGGAGGATATTGCTATTACTATGACTAATCCGTCTAGTGCTTCCATTTTTACCCGTTGCGATGAAGAAGTTCGTAGCCTTACTTATCTACTAATGCCTTTATCAATTAATTATTAATGCTATGGGAAAAGAGAATCAATCATTTGAACAGGTTATTCAATCATACCTGGAGGAACGAGCAAAGAGAGACTCTCTCTTTGTTGCCTCTTTTGCGAAGCCAAACAAGAATATAGATGAATGTTGTAATTACATTATAGGCGAAGCAAGAAAACGCGGTGGTAATGCTGTATGTATGTCTGACGATGAAGTGTTCGGGTTAGCGGTCCATTACTACGATGAAGATGATATCAAAGTTAATAATCAAACCAATTACAAGGTATCAGATATGAGTGTGAAAAAAGAAGCAGCTACAGAACAGCCGGAAACTAAAAAGCCGGCTTCTTCCCCTAATAAGCATAAAGGGAAGAAAACAGAAATACCATCAGGGCAATTTTTATTATTTGAAGACCTATGAGACCAAGAACGAAATTACAGGTTAGAGTAGCAGGTTTAAGTAACCGGCTACCCAAAATAGATAATATACTAATTGACTGGGCAAAGGTTGACTGCCTGGAACATAAGGGATATGCAACCAAGTCGCGTGTTATCTGTATGGAGTGCGGACAGCGCTTCTCTCCGGAACTTGTAAAGCGTAAACGTGCTGTTTGTCCTCATTGTGGTGCATCCTTGAAGATAGAACAATCAAGGAAGCGTACAGACAAACAGACGATGTATATTGCCAAAGCGGAGATTTGTGAAGAATTCCAAGTTATCCGAAATTTTGAAATATACGCTTACTATCGGGAGAATGAAGCACCTCGTTATTTTATTCAGGAGATATTACAGCATTGGATAAGGGACGATGGTAATCGGGAAGTAGTAGCTCGTGCTAATAATACGGGATATTGTGGCTGGTGTGGAGAACTGGAGATACGTAATAAGGTTGTTGGGTCGTATTACAACAGCTTTGATAATGATGTTTACTGCGATAGATATCATCCGGACTCTATCTTTAAACTTGAGTATATACGCATGGGAATAGATTATAGACTACGGGGCATATCGTTTCTTACAGCTATCAATTCGATACCTCATAACCCCAGAGCTGAAACGCTTCTAAAAGCGAGACGATACGAGTTGCTAGATTATTGGAATGGACACCGTTACAAGATTGATATGTATTGGCCATCTATAAAAATTTGCCTTCGCAATAAATATCGGATTAAAGATGTTTCGATGTGGTTTGATTATCTGGAACTACTAGATCGCTATCATAAAGATTTGCATAACGCTCATTACGTTTGTCCTAAGAATCTGAAAAAAGCTCATGACCTGTATGTGGAAAGAAAAAAGCGTGACGACGAAAAAGAACGTAAGGCAAGGGATATGCAACACCTGCTTAAACTAAAGAAGGATGCTGAAAACTATATAAAAGAAAAGTCGAGGTTTTTCGACTTGAAGTTGTCTGATGGTAAGATACTCGTGGTTCCTCTAAAAAGTATTGAGGAGTTCCAAGAAGAAGGTACTATAATGCATCATTGCGTCTTTACGAATGAGTATTTTAAGAAAAAGGATTCGCTTATTCTTTCTGCTCGAATCGGCAAGAAACATATTGAGACTATAGAGATTAATTTGAAAACATTCAGTATTGTTCAGTCTCGTGGCGTCTGCAATCAAGATACAGAGTATCATGAACGTATCATCGGCCTTGTGAAGAAGAATATGAATTTAATACGTCAGAAGCTGACGGCATAAAGAAACCCAAATATGGCAAGACCATTAAAACAGGGACTAGATTATTTTCCATTAGATACAGATTTCTTATCTGACAGAAAAGTACGCAAGATAATAAATGCTTGTGGTCCGAATTCCGTCACTATACTAATTTGCCTGCTATGTAATATCTACAAAGACAAAGGGTATTACATCGTGTGGGATAAAGAAATGCCTTTTGATATTGCTGATATAGTCGGGGTATCCGAGGGCGCTGTAAGTGAAGTTGTAAAGAAAGCCCTGCAAGTAGAATTATTCGATAATACCCTGTATAATAAGTTCCATATTTTGTCTTCGCATGGTATTCAAAATCGATTTAAAAGTTGCACTTCCAAAAGAAAAGATGTTGAGATTATCTCTGATTATTGGATTAATGACGCCAATAACTCGATTAATGACTCCAATAACTCAATAAATGTAGATGATAATGAACAAAGTAAAGGAAATAAAAGAAAATCTTCTCCCTCATACGCGCGCATGGGAGGACTATTCCCAGAAGATAGCTTTTTCGATAAGACTTTAGACGACTGTTATACTGAACTGAAATCAAATCGGTCATGGGCGGAAACTGTAACGATGAATACTCGTTCTTCCGGCAACCCTGATTTCACTTTAGAAACATTTTACAGGTATCTCGAGCAGTTTTTCATGGAGCAACAAAACAAAGGCGAGACAACAAAATCTCCTAAAGATGCAATGTCTCATTTTGCTAGTTGGCTAAAAATTGAACTTAAAAACAAGAAAGATGAACGGAGAACTAATAAAAGCAGGGATACAGGTAGTACTAAGCCCGTCGCAGATAGTCCAGGAGACAATAACCCGAAAGGAGTTAACTCCGATACAACGGGCCTTACAGACTGGATCGACAGCCTCTCAATTGGTCGCTGAATGGAGTGGGACAATCGCACAGTTAAACTGTAATGTCTCATTGTATGACGTGGCTAATGCTGGGGATATACCGACTCTAGCAGATGTAAACAGGAGCTTCAGTAATTCGGTATCGGTAGAGATTATCACTGAGCATTTGAAGTCAGTGTTGAGATATGCCGGTGTTGAATTAACAGATGCACAGCTAGCGGAAACGGCTCTGTCGATACTATCCAGCTATTGGTATTTGAATCTAGCCGAGTTATGTATTTTTTTTAGTCAGCTAAAGAACGGTAGCCGCGGGCAGTTCGTTTGGGGTTCGAAGATTAATAATCAGGCAATCATGGTAGCGCTTGCCGATTTTTGCAAAGACAGGCGTCGTGAAATCGAACGCAAGGAAAGTGCAAAGATACGCCAAGATACAGAGAAGGGATACTCCCGTTCTGAAACACTTACCAAAGATATTGTCCTGGGGGCAAAAGGTATTCAAATTGCTAGAGAAGAAGCTATGCAGAGTTTCGATGCCTTCCTGAAGTTCTTTCCGCACCTTCCGGAGAAATATACCCCGGAAGTACTTTGGAAGGCATGGAAGGGCGACAACGAAGCCCTACATACAATTTACGGCGAAAAGATTCCTGCTGCAGATGTGGCTGAAAAAGATATTGGGATGTATTTGTGTAATTATAACATTGCTAAGAGTAAAGAAAATGAGAGTTAAAGTATTGACAGTAAAACAGCCGTGGGCATCACTGATTGTTCATGGTATCAAAGATATTGAGAACCGAAGTTGGCGAACAAATTTCCGTGGACGTATCCTTATTCATGCTTCCGGTTCCCATGGTAGAAAATTTAGCGTTGACCTGACTGATGCGCAGACAAAGGCAGCATTTGCTACAATAGCTAAAGAAACCATGTTTGGAAATATGCCTTTTGGCTCCATCATCGGTAGTGTGGAGATTGTAGACTGTGTGCAAAACCATCCATCCATCTGGGCGGATAATGGCGTTTATCACTGGGTACTCGCTAATCCTATTCTCTTTGAGAAGCCTATTGAGAACGTGAAAGGTAAGTTAGGATTATGGAATTATGACTGGGAGGAAGTGGTATGTTTATAGATTGTGATAAATGTTCATCAAAGACAGGCTGTGGATATCTTGCCAATGGAGATTTCTCTAAGTGTTGGCAATACAGAGAAGTTGTAAGAGAGAAAAAGGAAAAGATTGCTATCGAAGCAATGAAAGCAATTTTGAGTAATTCTTCTGTTGTTACAGGTGTATCCGATGAAGGGCCTAAAATTATTGCTAATGTCTCAGTTATGATTGCCGATGAAATGATAAAACAGTTGAATGATATCCCAAAATGAAAGCGGCCAGCGTACCACCGCCGGCCACTCTAATAAGCACAAAGCTTGTATTGCTATTAGGAACAGTAAATATATAGAATCTTTGTGCTTATGGCAAGTGAATCAGTAAATAAATATATAACTAAGCGCTACGAGCGTTGGCTTGATTACTCTTTGTATCATTGTGGGCTTGCTGGCATTTCAGATGAAGCGACAGACGTCTTGAATGAGGTCATTTGTTCGCTCCTTCAAAAGAAAAGCAAGTTGTTGGATAAGTTGTTTGAAACGAAAAAAAATGGCTACACAGAGCTTGATTTCTTTGTGTTGAAGATGATAAAGCTAAACGCATCTTCTCCGACCTCTCAATACCGAAACAAGTATAAGCCTTTGCCTGCGGATGGTAATGTAGATTATTCCAGGTTGGATATTGAGGATATTCCGGATGAGTCAGAAGACAGAAACGTTGAAATACTGGATAAACTGCATTTAGTAAGAGAAACGTTTGAAAGCCTTGATTTAGGTCCGGTAGCAGCTCGTGTCTTTGAGTTTCATTTCTTCCAGGACGGAAATTTTTCAGAATGGGAAGGCCCAGAGACATTGAAGCAACTATATGAGATTTATAACGGAGTGCAGGAACTTATTAGAAAGAAAATAGCCGGGGAGTCTATATTTTAGTTGAAATTCCTTGGTCATGGAAGAAAAAGTAGAAGAAATTAAGATTGATTCCCGGAACTATCGTATCCATGGGGACGAAAACAAGCGGCTTATCCACAAAAGCCTGGTTGAGTGTGGAGCCGGTCGGTCAGTGTTGGCCGACCGCGATAATGTGTTAATCGCAGGAAACGGCGTGTATGAGGAAGCTCAAAAGTTAGGACTCAAAGTGCGTATTGTTGAGTCTGACGGTACGGAGCTTATTGTTATTAAGCGCAAAGACTTATCTACGGAAGATGAAAAGAGAAAACTGCTAGCTCTAGCAGATAATCATACTTCCGATACCTCTCGTTTTAACTTTTCCGCTATTGTCGAAGATTTTGGTATTGATAAACTCGGCGACTGGAATATGAGTATTCCTTTTGATGATATCCCTGCCGATATAGACAGCTTCTTTATAGGGGCTGATAAAACGGAGAAACAAAAGAACGCCATTATCTGCCCGCATTGCGGTAAAGCCATAGCAGTATGATACTATATCTGGCAGGTTATAAATCAAGTGCAAGAAGATGGAAGATTGACACAAGCGATATTTATCTTCTTAGTTCATTTTGGGAACATAAATCCGGCAAGTATGGTGAATATGTAAGACAAGAAAAGCATATACTTGACAGTGGCGCTTTCTCTGCGTTCTCCGGCAAGAACAATAACTTTGATTGGAATACTTACGTAAAAAAGTACGCGAACTTCATTATTCAGAACAATATCCAGAAGTTCTTTGAACTTGATATTGATGTTGTAGTTGGCTTGGAGAAGGTCGAATATTACCGTCGTTATCTGGAAGACAGAACGGGGCGGCAACCTATTCCTGTTTGGCACGCAAGTAGAGGGAAAGATTATTTCCTCCAAATGTGCGAAGACTATAGCTATGTTGCTATCGGTACAACTTCAGCTATGGAGGAAGGGCGGCGTATTAGGCAGAATCCTATGATTTTGAAATGGTTCATCGACCAAGCCCACAAGGCAAATGCCCATATTCATGGACTTGGTTTTACTAGTACAAAGTATCTTACTTTTTTGAACTTTGATAGCGTCGATAGTACAACATGGTTATCCGGTGCTAGATATGGTCAGATTTACGAGTTTAAAGACAATAAAATGGTTTTTCGTAATCCCCCCGCAGGTATGCGGGCAGTCAATCACGATTTGGTAAATCGTCACAATTTCAATGAATGGATAAAATTTCAACAGTATGCAAAACAATTCTTATAACAATAAAGTCCTCCTGTATTCTGGTGGTATGGATAGCTGGCTTATAGACAAGATTTGGAAGCCAGATATAAAACTATATGTAGATATGAATACAAAGTACTCACAAGAGGAGATAAAGCGCCTTCCCAGTGATGTAATCATTGATAAGTTAGACCTTTCCAAATGGGAAAGAGAAGATAAGATAATTCCATTACGGAATATGTACCTAATTGGCATTGCTTCCAATTATGGAAATGAAATCTGCTTAGGTGCTACTGCCGGGGATAGAGTTCTTGATAAGTCTCCGGTATTTGCCGATATTTATGAACAGCTTCTAAACTATCTATATCAAAAGCAGCATTGGACGGTGGAAAGGAAAATTAGAATAAATCTTGATTTCAAGAGATACACCAAGACAGAGCTTATCAGAATCTTCATAGAACAAGGAGGCAATATTGAAGACGCTTTTACTTCTTCCTTTAGCTGCTATTCTCCGGAAGGTGGTAAAGAGTGCTGGAGTTGCAAGCCTTGTTTCCGGAAGTTTATAGCTTTTGCTCTAAATGGTTATCCTTTCACAGAAGAAGTGGTCGCAAAGAATATCACTTATATCAAACGAGAGGTTCTTCCTTTAATTGAATCCGGATATTATGGGCGTAAGCAGGAAGAAGAAGAAATAAAGCAAGTATTATCAATTTATAAATAGTTATTATGTACACAGTTAAGAAACGTATTGAGGTATCAGCTTCACATAGTTTGAAGCTATCCTATGAGAGTAAGTGCCAGAACCAGCACGGGCACAATTGGATTATAATTGTTTGGTGCCAGGCGAAAGACTTGAATGCCGATGGTATGGTAGTTGATTTCAGTCATGTCAAACAAAAGATACAGGATAAGTTAGACCATAAGAATTTGAACGAAGTTCTTCCATTCAACACAACTGCGGAGAATATGGCAAAGTGGATTTGTGAGCAAGTTCCGGAATGTTTTAAAGTGATGGTACAAGAATCTGAAAACAATATTGCATGGTATGAGAAAGATTAATGAGATTTTTTACAGCATACAAGGAGAAGGTTATCGTACTGGTACTCCTTCTGTTTTTGTTCGTTTCTCCGGTTGTAACTTGAAATGTCCATTCTGTGATACACAACATGCTTCCGGAAAAGAAATGCCGGATGAGGAGATTATTAAAGAGATATGTCGTTATCCTACTCGTTTCGTAGTCCTGACAGGTGGTGAGCCAGGACTGCAGGTAGACCGAGAGTTTATCAGTAAGCTTCATAAAGCAGGAAAGTTTATTCAGATAGAAACAAACGGGACAGTTCCCCTGCCTATTGGTATTGATTGGATTACTTGCTCGCCGAAAGAAGGAAGCAAGGTTATTATTGTCAACCCTCATGAAGTAAAGGTTGTCTATACAGGACAGGACCTGTCAGCCTATGAAGCTATGACGGCAGCCGTGTATTATCTACAACCGTGCTCTTGTCAGAATACAGAGGAAGTTATTAATTACGTAAAAGAACACCCAAAATGGAAATTAAGCCTACAGACACAAAAGATATTGAATGTGCAGTAAGAACAATCTTATCGTACATTGGTGATAATCCAGAGCGTGAAGGCCTGCAAGGAACGCCGGAGCGCATTATGAGAATGTGGAAGGAAATATTTCGGGGGTATAATGAAACACAGGCTCCTAAGATTACAACTTTCACAAATGGAACAGATGGCATTTCTTGTACCGGTGTTGTTGCTGATTCTGGCACCTATTATTCAATGTGCGAACATCACATGATGCCTTTCTTTGGTAAATACTGGTTTGCATATATCCCGAATCCTAAAGGGAAGATTCTAGGTATATCAAAGATTGGTCGTGTTGTCGATTATTGTGCTGCTCGTTTACAAGTACAGGAAAGGTTAGCTCAAGATGTTGTAACTATGATAGTGAATGCACTCGGAGAGGAACACCCGCCGCTGGCCGTCGGTGTAATAATGGAAGGTGAACACTTGTGTAAAACCATGCGTGGAGTAAAAAAACAGGGAAAAATGCGTTCTTCTTTCTATTTTGATAATGGAAGACTGCCTGAATTGAGGGCAGAGTTATCACAATTTGTTAGTTATAGTTAGTTTATGACAGAGAAGAAGAATCCGGCTGAGAAGAAAAAAAGAGGGCGTAAATCGGAATACAGAATAGAGTATGCCGACCAGGCTCTAAAGCTTTGTTTGTTGGGCGCAACAGATAAAGAACTCGCCGAATTCTTCTCTGTTTCAGAGCAGACTTTAAACAAATGGAAGAAGGACTATCCCGAATTTCTTGAGTCCCTAAAAAAAGGGAAGAGTATAGCAGATGCTAATGTTGCATCGAGACTCTATAACCGTGCTATCGGGTATGACTGTAAAGCAACAAAATTTGCAACATCGAACGGGAAGATTACAGATTCGAAGGAATTTATAGAGCATTATCCTCCTGATACAACAGCCGCGATTTTTTGGTTGAAGAATCGACAGCCGGAAAAATGGCGTGACAAGAAGGAAGTAGATGCAAATGTAAACCTTGGTGATGAATTGGAATCATTGACAGACGAACAACTTCAGGCTATTATTGATGGCAAAGAAAAAGAGTGAAAGAGAAATACTGCTTAGGCAAGCGAAAGCAGCAACTATACTTCGCAAGCGTGAAGCCCGGAATGATTTCTGGGCTTTCTGCTTATACTATGACCCTAAATTCTTCGCCAAACGTCTATTCCTGAAAAGGGTTGCAGAAGCATTTATGCGTGTATATTCGTCATACCTAGAGAGTATTATCTATCGCCTTGCTGTCAGTATGCCGCCGCGTGCCGGAAAATCCTACATATCTTCTTTGTTCATTGCCTGGATGTACGGACACTTCCCCGAAGAATCAGTAATGCGTAACTGCTGTTCTGATACGCTATACAATAAACTTTCATACGACACTCGCGATATTGTCAAGTCTAAGCGTTTCCAGGAGATATTTCCTGATATTCATCTGAAAGGTGATAAACAGAATGTGAAGAGCTGGAATGTGGAAGGCGCTCGCCAGGTATCTTATTTCGGTGGCGGTGTTGGCGGAACTGTAATCGGTTTCGGTGCATCTATGCTCGCCATGACCGATGACTTATACAAGAGTCTGGAAGATGCGTTATCGGATAATAATAATGAGAAAGTATGGTCTTGGAAGCAAGGTACGCACGATTCCCGTATTGAGGGAAGTTGTTGTATGATTGACATCGGTACCCGCTGGTCTTCTAGTGATGTCCTTGGACGTATGGAAGAAGCTGGCAAATACAATGAAATCATCCGTATCGCAGCTCTTGATGAAAACGATGAAACCTTCTGTGCTGACGTACATACAACAGAGTATTATCGGGAACTACGTTCTGAAACGGACGAAAGTATCTGGATGGCCGAGTATATGCAGGAGCCGTTCGAAGCCAAAGGTTTGCTATTCCCAAAATCATCTCTCATGCGGTTCAAGAGTATTGATATTGCGGGCAAACGTCCTGATGGTGTACTCGGTGCTTGTGATACAGCCGATAAGGGAGATGATGATTTTTGCGCACCATTCGCAAAGGTGTTCGGTTCAAAATACTTCATTACCGATGTTCTTTTCACAAAGGATCCTGTCGAAGTTACAGAACCACGCCTGGCACAAATGGTTATTGATACTGAATGCGACCAAATGCGTATAGAATCAAATAACGGGGGGCGTATATTCGCTATTCATGTTCGTAAACTGGTGGTAGCAGAGAAGAAAGCCTGTGCGATACAGGCTCGCCCTACTACCCAGCACAAAGAAACTCGTATTATCATGAAGGCCGGCTGGATTAAGAAGTATTGTGCTTTCCTTGATGAATCAGAATACACTAAAGGTTCAGACTACGGGCGTTTCATGAAAGCGCTTACCAGTTACAAGCGTGAAGGAGATAACTCACATGATGATGCGCCGGATGGCATGACAATACTTGCAGAGTTCGCAGAATCACTTGGATTGAAGTTTAAAAAGACTACTCGCAAGGTGGGACGTGGATAGTTAGATTAAAGTTCTAATGTATGCAATTCTTCTGTAATCATTTTTTTTAAAGAGAATACTGTCCATGAGCAAATGGAGAAAAACATAGATATAGATATTATGTCACCTAGGATAAATTCAAATAAAGAACAGAATATAGGTAGCGTAATTCCAAATATAAGCAAAATTAATACTATATCAATTAACCTTTTGAGTATGCGTGGAAGTCCTTGATTTAAGGTTAATTGGAGCTTATATATATTAGGTATTATCTCTTCCATTGCTTGGTAGCCTAATTTTATAAGAAATTTATCATTAAAGGACATATCGCAATATCTCTCTTTATCTATTAGCAAACTGAGTTTTAATATTTCTTCTTTGATAGTTGAATTGATTTTATCCAAATGTATAAATTCCGAATATTCGTTTTTTTTATTTTCTAGATAATACCAGAAACCATTTCCACAATTATTATCTATCCATTTTTTTAAGATTTCTGGAGAATAATAATATTTTTCTTTATCAAACTCGGTATATATTGTAGGATCAAAATTTTTGGCGCTAATAAATGATTTCAATTCTAAATAAAAAGGTTCAAATCCTCTTCTAGCTTTGTCGGCATAATATTTATCAGCTTCTGTATTTTGAGTATAATCTACATTTAAGACTTCTTGTATATCAAAGAAAGTCACTTTCGGATGTTTGGCTATAAAGTCATTTACATCTTTGTTAGAGAAGAAACCTGAATTTAATAATTTATTAATTATAGCTCTAAATTTATGTAGTTTTTGAGTGTACTTCACATAATCATTAAAAACACGAATTCGTTCTTCTCGTGTTTGGATAGCTTTTGAAATAATGTAAGTAATTAGAAGACCAACCAAAACCCCATATACTGTAATTATATACCCTCTAACTTGAATAATATTTTGCGTCATTCTTTCATCTACTTGAGACAATAAAAGAAGAATTGCTGTTACCCCTATAAAAAGAATGACACATAAAATCAAGTTAAACTTATCATTGATTATCTTTAAGTATTTATTAATAAGTGCTCGTGTTTCCATATTACAATTTATTCTATTGTGCAAATATATAATAACTTTATAAAAAAGAGAGAGCATATCTTATATTTTAAGAGAAAAGTATATGCCAGACATTAAAGAGATTCTAAAAAATGAAGACTTCGGTAGCATAGTAGGTGATTTATGCGTCGATACCTGTGAGAATCGTAATCCTCGTGAGTATATGGAGGAATACAACGGCGATAGAACCCGGCGCAAAGAATCTGTCGGGTATCGTGAACCGAAGAAGATTGCTGTATATTCGGATACAGAGGTTGAAGTTGACCCTGAAACAGGAGACGAAAAGCCAAAGAGATTAGAAGATAAGACTGTCAATGTAGCCCAAACTATCACTAATCTACCCAAAAAGATTGTCCGCACTTCTGTTGCTTTTTTGTTTGGTGGTGAAATGACTATCACAGCAGAAGATTCGAATGACGGATTTAGCGAGTTCAAGAAGGTCTATAAGCGAAAACTCAAGATGCAATCTGTGTTGAAAGAGTTTGCTCGCAAAGTGTTGTCTGAAACCAAAGCTGCTATTGTATTCTATCCAGTCACCAAGGACGACGGAAAAAGCCAGTTGAAGGTTAAGATTCTCTCTACTCCCAAGGATAGTAATACCGAATGTGAATTCTATCCTCATTTCGACGAGGACGACGATATGGACGGTTTTCTCTATAAATACAATGCAGAGGTTAATGGCCGTACTTGCGAATGTGTGAAAGTCTATACGAAAGATACTATCTACTCCGGTGTTATGGACGGTGTTTGGCAAGTGAAAAAGATAAAGAATCGTTTTGGCAAGATTCCGGTAGTATATGCTGAGGTCGATTGTCCGGATTGGGAAGATGTCGCTAATTTGATAGACAAGAAGGAGATGAGACTTTCACGCCTATCAGATACTAATGATTACTTTTCTGAACCTATACTGAAGACTTATGGTTTATCTAATCTTCCGAGCAAAGAAACAGTAGGTAAGGAGCTAAACTTTACTATGGAAGTAGATGCGGATACCGGTACTTCGTATCACGGTGATGCTGATTACTTGGCGTGGCAACAGTCTTGTGAATCCGTAACGCTTGAACTTAATCAACTGGATGATGCAATACATTCCGGAGCTTCCAGTCCGGACTTGTCTATAAATAAACTAATGGGACTTGGCAACCTTAGCGGCACTTCACGTCGTTTTATGCTGATTGATGCAGAGATAAAAGCTACTGAACAGATGGAAATATTTGGTCCAGTTGTTCAACGAACAGTAGCAATCGTCCAAGCAGGAATGGCAAATATTACACATACAAAATATGCATCACAGCTAAATGACAACTACATTGAGGTAGAGTTTGGTAGTATTCTCCCACAGGATTTGGCGGAAGAACTCAAGAACCTTGAAACTGCTTCTCAATTCAATAGTAAAGAGACGATTATTAAAAATTCGCCCTATACAGATGATGTGGAAGCGGAACTGAATCGTAAGAAGAATGATGAGAAAGAGACTGCACAGAATAATTCACTCATAGGAGCAACTTTCTAAGCTATGCCCGGACCTTCTTTCTACGACAAACAGCACATACAGAAAGTTGCTGCACAGCAGGCCGTAATAGCCAATATCTTTAATCAGTTTATACTTTCTGTTTCCCCGTATCTCCGTAAATGGTCTGATGCGGGGAAAAACAATGTTTGGCTACGTAATCAGGGAATAGAGAGTGCGGTTGACCGAGAACTGCTGAATCTTGAATCAATGCTATATGCTAATATCTCCGCATTTCAAAAGGACGGTTGGGAACGAGCAGAAAGGAAGAATGATGATTTTATTTCCCAGTTCATCAAGGGAATGTCTATTTCCAGTGCAACGAAAGATGGAATGTTTACCCATAGTCTATCTGCATTTGAAGCTCTAAAGAATGATATAGACGCTAACGGATTCAAATTGTCTGATAGAGTTTGGAATATTACACAACAAACGAAATCGCAGCTAGAGTTCTATCTTGATAGTGGTGTAGTTGCCGGTCGTAATTCAAATGGAATCAGTAGCGATATACGGCAGATTCTTCATAAACCAGACAAGCGCTTTCGTCGGATTCGGAATGAGAAAGGGGAATTGGTTTTATCACAACCGATGAAGGACTATCATCCGGGACAAGGCGTTTATCGTTCTGCATATAAAAATGCTCTCCGGACGTCTGCGACAACTACGAATACAGCTTACCGGAGTGCGGACTACGAACGTTGGAGTAAGCAGGATTTTATACTAGGCATCGAAATACAGCGCTCGGCCAATAATCGTGGACCGTGCAAAATCTGTGATGCGATGGTCGGCAAATATCCGAAAACATTCAAGTTTACAGGCTTTCATCCTTTTTGTATCTGCTTTGCTACTCCTATCACCATGGAACCGGAAGAATTTGCCGATTTCTTGTTGAATGACACGGTTCCGCAAGGTCAGACTATTACGGATATTCCCCAAACAGCAAAGGATTTTGTTGACGAGAATAAAAACGGATTGCAGTCTGCTTTCTGGTACAAGGATAACTTTACAACAGAAGGAGAATTGCAAAGAGAAAAGGCTTCCAAATCTATTACGCCTGAAGTCATAAAGGTTTCAAGACCCAAACGCATAAAGACCGATGCAGAAAAAAATGATATTCAGAAAAGATGGGAAGACCGATTTGTAAGAAACTTCAATCAAACCAAAATAGAACAAAAGATTGGCATAAAGAAGGGCAAAGATATGACTTTCGAAGAAGCTAATGAACTACAGGGAAATATAAACTTCGGTAAGAGCCATGAATATGGTGTAAACTGTCAATCTTGCGTTGTTGCCAACGAATTGAGGAGACGCGGCTATAATGTAACAGCTCTACCAAATCTTCAAAAAGCGGGGAATATCCCTTATGAGTTATCAGGAAAAACAAACTGGGCTTGGATAGACCCTGAGACTATGACGACGCCTGTAAAAAAGAAAGCAGGAGGGGTATATGACGTAACTAGGACAGGTGCTTTAAAAAGCAAGAATATTAGTGCACTTACTAAAGAGATTATAGAATTGGCAAAAGAACCAGGAAGATATCATATTGATTTCTCTTGGAAAAGTGGAAATTCTGGGCATATCATAACCTTAGAAAAATTAGTTAATGGAAAGATTGTTCTTTATGACCCTCAAAATGGCAAAATTGTTAATTGGGCTGACATATCAAAGAGAATAAAACTACAATATGGGGTAAATGTGCTTCGTGTAGATAACTTATTAGTGAATACTGATATTATTGACGGAATAGTGAGAAAATTATAGCAATATCTCGCTATAGTCTTTTGGCATAGAAGTAACGCCCATAATATCTGATGATTGTGTATATGGTGCTAAATGTGCAATATTATCTTTTACGAGGATAAATTGAGGATATCCAGTACAGTATTCCTTGTCTTCTTTCCGGGATACTGTATATGCCATATAACCTTTCCACTCCCCGAAGTAGGAAACCTGATTGAATCCACTTTGTAGAGCGAGTGCTTTAGCTGTCTCCTTATATTCTTTTTTCTTATCCATATTGCAAAGATAGTCATTGATTCCGGAATAAAATATATCAGAAGGAAAAAAATACTTCCCTTATATTTTAAAGGAAAATCGTTATGACAATCATTGATGCAATTAAAAAGGGCTTGAAAGCCGTAGGTGTAAACGAAAAGTACGCTGCTAAGGTGCAGAAACTATTCAAAATCGAAAAGGAAGAAGATATCGACACTTATGTTGCCTTGTTTAAGGACAATATTCTTCCTGACCTTGAAAATACATCAGCAGTAGAAAAAGCGAAAAAGGATGCTATCGCTGAGTACGAGAAGAATAATGGTCTGAAGGACGGCAAACCTGTCAAACCAATTAAAAAGACAAAGAAAACGGCAAAATCCGAAGAAGATGATGAGGACGAAGACGAGGACGAAGATTTCGAAGGCTTGCCTGCTTCTGTTGTTAAGTTGTTGAAAGCTCAACAGAAGCAAATTTCCGAGTTGGCTGCATCTGTCTCTACTGTCGCTACAACAGTCACTACTTCTACGAAGCAGGCATCCGCTAAAGCATTATTTGTAGATTCTAAACTCCCTGCAAAATGGTTCAATCGTATTGACGTCAACTCTGAAACTTCTGTCGAAGAGCAGATTAAAGAGCTTCAAGAAGAATTTGCCGAAATCAAACAATCTGTTATTGATGATGAGGTCGCCGGTGGTGATTACAAGCCTAATTCCTACAAGCCCAAAGAACGTTCAGAGAAAGAATGGCTGGAACTAATGGAGGACGAGGAAGGTGCTAATAACGGGACTGCCAGCCTTGGACTTGAAGAATAATAATTAATAATTAAAAGCTATGTTCAGAAAAAAGCAAAGTGAATTTCAGTATGCCCCCGGAATCGAAAAGATTATCGAGGACATTCAGGGTGGTGGAACTATTGCCCGTGCGGAACTGAAGGGAATCATTGATGAACTTCCTCCGCTTGTTATGGTGGGTAAGGACGCTAACGGTCTTTATCATATTGTTAAGACTGGAAGAGTTACGGCTGTAGCTGCTGCTGATGCGGTCGCTATTCAGGTAGCAAAGAATCATGTGTTTAAAGTTGGGGAAGCGGTTACAATCGGCGGTGCTTTAACTGGAGCTTCCGATGTAATCTCTGCAATCGACAAGACCGCCTCGGCCTATGACACAATAACTCTTGCCGGTCCGATTGGGGCTGCGAAAGTAGATGATGTGTTAGTGCTTGTAACTGCTAAAGCTGCTGCAAAAGCCGCTAAGTTCAAGTATGTACCGGAAGTTATCACAATGAACAAGGTCGATGTAACGGTTGCTAACCAGCAATCCGGACTCCTGGTACGCGGTACTGTAAATGAAGCAGTAATGCCTTATCCAATTGACGAAGCGATGAAAGCGTTGCTTCACTTTATCCGTTTTGTGTAATCCATTAATTCATAACTATATATGGAAAGAAGTTTAATTAAACAAGTGAACCGTAAGAATATGGGCGCCCGCCTTAACTCGCGTAAGGTTAAGCCGGTGTTTTTCCCTAATTTCTTCGGTGTAAAGCAGAAGAACTCTCTGAAATGGGAGACTCTTACAGGTGAGAAAGGTGCACCGGTTATCGCTGACGTTATTTCATTCGATTCTTCCGCACCGCAAAAGAAACGTGAAGTTATCGGTAAGATGTCAGGCGATATTCCTAAGACTGCTGTAAAGCGCGGTATGAACGAAAGTGATTGGAATGAATACCAGCAACTCAGCCGTGATTGTGAAGGTGATTCAGATTTGAAATCACTTCTTGACCTTGCGTTCAAAGACCAGGACTTCGTATATAACGCTGTTCGCGGTCGTTTCGAATGGTGGTGTATGCAGTTGATGTCTAAAGGTGGATTCGTCCTCAATTCAAGCAATAACAATGGTATTGTTACTGAAGAATTTGTAGGCTGTGGTATGCCTAATGAAAACAAGAAGGTTGCTGCTGTGGATTGGTCTAAGTCTACAACAGCCGACGGCTTGCAGGATATTGAAGATACCGTAGTTGCCGCTTCTGCCGAGGGTGTCACTATCAAATACGTAGTAATGCGTAAAGATAGATTTGCTCTATTGAAGAAGCAGAAGGCTGTTATCGAAAAGGTTAAGGGCTGGATTAATCAGAAAGAAAAGCTGACTATCTCCAAGAAAGTTATCAATGAGTATCTTGCCGCCCAAGAGAATACGGAAGGTGTTCAGATTGTTCTTGTAAGTCCGTCTGTTCGTATTGAGAATGCTGCTCATCAACGTACTACGATTAATCCATGGGAATCCGCCAACATTTGTTTCTTGGAAGATTTGCAGTGTGGTGACATTCAGCATGGCCCTATTGCAGCAGAGCATTCTGTTGAATACAAGAAGAAAGCTTCCACGTTGAAAAAAGACTTTGTTTTTATCAGCAAGTGGTCTGAGCTGGAACCGTTCAAAGAGTGGACTAAAGCGGAAGCTAACGCTATTCCGGTAATCAATGACCCTGATGCAATGTACATCATGAAAACTGATGGCCAGTCATGGACGGAAGGCGAAGATACTGAAAAAACAGACGAAGAGGGTTATTAATCATCTATTATGGCAACAATCAGAGAAACAATACTGGAATATCCTTCTATTGAGGATATGGAAGGCTTTTTGAAAAAGGTAGTCTTTGTAAAGCGCGGTATTAATCCCGAAGCGGAATGTACTGCTGAAAACATGAAACAAGTCGGTCTTTGCGTTGCTGATACGTATGCCATGATGGTAAACTCACAGGATTTCAGTGAGAATAAGCTTTCTGTTACTCATTCCCGTTCTTTCTATATCCAGACTGCAAAACAACTGTATATAGAGAACGGGGAGCCGGAGAAGGCCGGTAAACTTGGCAAGCGAATCATTATCAAAGGAAGGGCAGGGAACAGATGGTAAAACGGTATCCGCATACAGCGATGGTAACTATGTCTGCTAAAGGGCAGGTTGTTGACGGCGAGTGGGTTCCGGGAATACCGGTTGAAATATCTGTCTCCGGACGTTATGACCCGGTAAGCGATGGAAGAATCGTTCTCAAGCGTAATTCGGCTGGTGATGAAGCGCAAGTACATGGCTATTTCTATACCAAAATGCAGCCACCGGCCGGTAGTAAGTTTTTGCGTTTGAAAGTCGAATCAAAGGGTATTGATGTACCGGTTATCTGTTGGGAACCTTATCAATCACATTCAATAATTAATGTATGAGAAACGGTATGACTCCTCTTTTCGACCAGCAGTCACTAGAACGTTGGTTCAATCACTTTCAAAGAAAAGCGGAAGACAAGATGCTTGTATTCCTGCAGGCAGGCGGTGAGAAGTTTATCGAAGTAGCCCGCCGGAGTGGTTCATATAAAGACCAGACGGGCAATCTTCGTTCCTCTATCGGATATGTGATTGCCAAAGACGGTGAGGTACTCACGGAGAACTTCACAGAAAGCGACAAGGGGACTGACAAGACAACTGGTAAGTACAAAGGTCGTAGGCTTGCAGAAGAAGTCTCTCTTTCTCATACTGGCGGTTATGTGTTGGTTGGTGTTGCAGGAATGGAGTATGCGGCAGCCGTGGAAGCTAAAGGGTATGAGGTCGTTTCAGGAGCTAATACGCAATGTGAGAAGTATCTAAGAGATACATTGAAGTCAATTTTTAGCAAGATTTGATTATGGATGAATTCGACGCTGTAGATATCGTTTATGATACAGTGGCCGCTGCGGGTACCGATATTGTGATTTACAAGGATGCATCAGAAGCGGGTGTTGCTAATGAGCATATCGTTATCAATCACCTGCAATTGAATGAGCTCGACTTCATTAATAAAGTACCTGTTAACGTCAATATCTTTGTCCCTTTGAATGAAAACGGCATGCCCCGACGTCAGCGCATGAAGGAACTTAGGCGTAAGGTAAGGAAATCGCTTGATTCAATCAATAGCAACGACGGTATATGTAAAGAAGTGACGGTTCTCTGGAGTGTTCCAATGCCGGACTTAAAAGAGAAATTCGCGTGTACAAATATTAGATTAGAAATTTTAATAGAAAAATAATTATGGCAGGAGAAGTAAGACCTATCGCTATGGGCGTAGGCAATATTAAATTCGGAACAGTCGGTGACGGTGTTCCTGGGGCGGACCTCAAAGAATTCCCTCTTCCGACAAAAGGAAGTGTTGCATTCAACTTTGCAGACCCAAAGGAGATAAAGGTTGAAACGGAAGGGAGCGATGAACCTTTGTTTGTTGAATTCGTAAAAGATACAACAGATTATATTGAGTTCTCTATTCCTACCCCCTCTAATGAAGTACTCAAAGAGTTGGCGGGTGGTGAGATTGACGTAACCGGCGGTAAAAACATCTGGAAGAAACCAATCAATGTCCCTTCTATATCGAAGACATTCCAGTGTGAAACGGTGCCTAAAGCCGGTAAAAAAGTAATCTATACCATTGTTAATGGAAAGATTACGTCCAAGATTTCACAGGCTCCTAGTTCTGAACAGGCAGAGTTATTGCTTGTGCGTGTGTATGTGCAAGCGGCCATCACGGCAGCCGGAAAGAAACAGACAGCCTTTATGCGCGAAGTCGTGGCAGTTGTCGATGGCGGAGCTGAAGAGTAAAATGGCTTCCTGTATAGCTAAGTTGGTTAAAGCACTACGTTGTTAGGTAGAGACCGGTGGTTCGAATCCGCCTACAGGAACAAACAATTTGAAGGATGGAGCCGAAAGTATTGAGGGTTAGTCGCGAATAATCGGAAATATTGCCTGGAAGTACAACGGGCTAGGCTCCTTGGATTATTTATGAGTATAAAGAACTTATTTCAGCAAGAATCGGAATCTGTAACGGGCCAGCCTGTCAAGATTCCATTTGATTTCACAAACCGAGATTCTATCCCTGAAGGGAAGAACCCCGGCGACTGTATTGTAATAAAGCCTATCACCGTCAGGACATGGTTTAAAATTCGCCCACTTCTCCTTGAAATTGAAAAGGAAGATATCGATAGGATGATTGTAAAAGAAGGGGAACTGCCGGAAGACTTTCCGGAGCTAATGAACAAGTACGGAGAATTACTTCTTGATGTCGTCTGCCTGGGGATTCACAATAAGCCCAACAATCCACCGGAATGGTTCAAACAGGTTCTTGCAGACAATTCTACATGGGAAGATATACGGATACTATTCAACGCAATCATATATCGTATAGGGTATCACCCTTTTTGCACCTCTATCACGATGCTTCGGAACGTGAGCCCGCTACGAGAGACGGAGATAATAGCCGCTCAGAAGAATCTGCAAAGCTGGAAGGATACAACCAAAGTCGATTCTTAGTTATTGCAAAAGAAGCCCTAGGATTGACTTTTAATGAAACGTTGGATAGTAGCTACGGATTGATAGAGATATTGCTTCAGGAGTATTCCTTTGTAATGAGAGAACGTAATAAGACGGCTGATAAAGATGGAGAAGTCGAAGGAAAGGACTACGAATGGGTAGAACTCCCCAATTTTGATAATCCGGACGAAAAGATTCGGATGAAAAAATACAATGATATTGGCGGAAAAGTCAAAGGATAAAGTAATTTGCTGTTGTGTTTATATATTAGGTAAACTGTTTTTTTTATTAAATTGGTTTAGAGTGTGTTTTCTAGTCCCTTGTATCTGTGAAGATGTGGGGGATTATTTTTTAATATCTTGGAACTTCTGATTGAGAGATACATTATCTCGTTTTAGATTATCAATCAATCTCTTTTGGTAAGCGAGCATTCCTTCAATTCTTCCTTCATTCTTGCCCTTCTCGTAGGCAGCATTGATTTCCTCTTGTGTGTAGCTACTTTTATTTACTACGGGTACGTTTTCATTTTCCTTGGTCATGGCGCTAATGAATAGTGATTTATATATTATAGAAAAGGCTATCTTTTCCCTTTTATTCCGACCAAGGAACATAATCTTTCAAATGCTTTGGGATTATGTAGCAAAGGGAATTGATAGCCTTATATTGTATTTCTAGGCTTATCAACTCCCCAAAGCATTTATAAAAAAATTGTTCCTTGGTCTTAGAACACTGCAAAGATGCTTATTCTTCTCGAAATAGCCAAATTTTGACTCCTCTTTATATTTTAAGAATAAATGCTATATGGGTATTCAGAACAAAGATGGAGCGTTGTATTTCGCGACAGGAATAGATAATTCAGGGCTATATTCCGGACGCAATGAAGCTATGGGTATTATTAAGGCAATGGCCGGTGAGATAACTGCTTTCGATGTATTCGGTGGGATTGGTATCAGTGCAGGCATTGCTTTTGCACAAGCAGCCAAAGGTGCGTATGAATTCGAGAAGCAGTTTCAGCAAAGTATGAAAGAAGTTGCTACCCTTTCAAGTGGGATAAAGGGTAGTTTGACAGACTACATGAATCAGGTTATGGAGATAACCCGAGATATTCCAGTACTTGCGAATGATGCGGCTAAAGCATTGTATCAGATTGTATCTGCCGGCCATGATGGAGCTAACGGAATGAAAGTTTTAGAAGTGTCCGCAAAGGCTGCTATCGGTGGTGTTACTGATACGGCAACAGCGGCCGGCGGAATTACGACTCTTCTAAATGCCTATAAACTAGATGTTTCAGAAGCAGAAAAAATATCAGACCAGTTATTTACGACTGTCAAACTTGGTAAGACATCATTTGGCGAATTAGGTAAGAGTATTGCACAGGTGGCGCCTATTGCTGCTGCCTATGGCGTAGAAATAGACCAAGTGTTAGCTGCTGTTGCTACACTTACTAAACAAGGTACACCAACGGCACAAGCCATGACACAGATACGCGCTTCCATTATTGCAGTATCTAAGGTGCTTGGTGATGGTGCATTTGATAACAGAACCTATCAAGAAGCACTAGCGGAGGTTGCTAGACAAGCTGGCGGTTCGGAATCAAAACTGCGTGAGTTAGTACCAGAAGTTGAGGCTGTTAATGCGGTTCTCGGATTAACAGGTATAAATGTCAAAGAAGCTGTCGGGCATTTGGAAGAAATGCAAAATGCAACAGGTGCCGCAGAAGCTGCTTTCAAAGAAATGGCTTCATCTGCCGAGAATCAGATGAAACTACTTGGCAATAATATAACAGCGGCCCTCCGCCCGTTAGGACAGGAAATTTTGAAAGAAATATCTGCTGCGGCACAATCAATGAATGAAGCCTTTGCCGATGGAAGCGCTCAAGAAGCATTAAAAAATATAGGAGCTTTAATCGTCGTTGTTACGACGGCTCTTGCTGGATATAAAGGAAGTATTCTGGCTGTAAGTACTGCTAAACAAGTATATGCAACAGTTACGGCTATTGTTAATAAACAGCGTGCTATTGAAGCGGCCAATTTGGTATTAACCAAGGGTATGTATGCCATTGAAGCCACTATGATTGCTAAGAATATGACTGCACGTATCTTATTAACAAAGGCTCTAAAAGCTCAAACTATCGCTCAATTAAAGAATGCTGCAGCAATGCTAACTAATCCTTATGTATTAGCTGCTGCTGCATTTGCTGGACTTGGATATGCAATTTATAAAGTGGCCACAGCCGAAACTGCAGCCGAAAAAGCAACAAGAAAACATCGTGAAGAACAAGAACGATTCCAGTCTGTCCTTAATGAACGTAAACAAAGAATAGATGAATTAATACGTGTAATTCAGGATGAAACAGAAACAGAGTATGCTCAGATAAAAGCTTATGAAGAATTGCAAAAAATATCTCCTGCATTGACGGCGGCATATTCGCGTCAAAAAATAGAAACATTACAAACAGCTAATGCTCAAAAAATACTGAATAGGGAATTTGAAAAATTAAATTACAATCATATAATTTCAGAAGTTAACAGAATAAACAAGGCAATGAAGACTTATCAACAGCAAAGCGGTCTAAGTGGTAAAGCCTTGGAAAACAAATCGCACTATCAGTCACTGAAAAAGGAACTCAATAAATATAAAGAAGAGTTAGAAGAGTATAAACGTCTTAAAAAGCAAGCTGAAGAGGCTGCAAAGCCTGTTGAGGCTAGGTTATTAGAAGCTAAAAGTAGTCGAGAACAGATTGTTCAAGAATATAATGCAGCAAAATTAACGTTGGAAGTGGAACAACGTAAGATTAAAGAATCAGGTTTTGGCGTTATTCCTATTTGGGTACAAATACGATTTGACAAAGCTAAGAGTGATTTTGATAATATAGATAAAATGATAAGTGGTGTTTTACAAACTCAGGATGAAATTCATAATAAATCTTTTTGGACCAAGCAAAAGGATGATGCGACGAAAGCATTAGACTCAATCGCTTCGTCTCAAAAGAAGTTGATGGACGCAGGGAACTTCAAAGGAATAGACTCTGCTGTGGTGAAATCCTATAAAGAAAACGCCAAGAAGTTGAAAGAAGCCGAAAAAGAGTTGGAAGTCTATGATTCGTCTTCCAAGCGGGACGATAAAGGTAAGAAGTTACGTGAGGAACAAGAGAAATATAAACTCCTGCTAGATAAACAGGGGAGAGAGCAGCAGCGTATGAAAGAGGATTCTGTAAATGAACTCGAACAACTTGAAATAAACAAACTCAAGGAGAGTAGCGAAAAAGTCCTCAAGCAAAGGGAGCTCAATCATCGGCTAGAATTGCAGGCTATCGAGCGTGAAGCGGAAGACAAGAAATTACAAGAAATTGAAAAAGCTCGCTCCGCCTTTGAAGCTAATCCGGAAAACAAAAAGAAGACTTTTAATGCAAGTGTTTTCATCAATTCTGAATCTACGAAGAAACTATTTGCCTCATTTGACAATATAGCTAAAGAAGCCGCTGCGACCGCTAATACAAAATACAATCGTGGAGATGATTTATCTGATTTGTTGAATCAGTATCAGGACTATACAGACCAACGTCTTGCGATTGAACGAAAGTTTAATGAAGATATTGCTACTCTACAAGAACAACGCAAACAGGCGGTAAAGAATGGAGATACAGAACAGGTAGAGCAGATTGACCGCTCTATTGCCCAGGCGACGAAAAACAAAGGAATGGAGTTAATGGGGCTTGACTATGATAAGTTGAAAGAATCTCCTGAATACGTTCGCGCATTTGAGAATCTAAAAGAAACGTCTTCTGAAACATTGAATTCTCTGTTAACTCAATTAGAGAATGCAAAACAGACAGCAGCACAGGTACTTTCTCCTGACCAGCTTCGTGAATATACTACGACCATTCAAGAGATAATGGACGAATTGGATTCACGCAATCCGTTCCAAGCCCTTGCAGATAGGCAAAAAGAGTTAGCGGAGGCTGAGGAAGCTCTTGCTAAGGCTAAAGCACAGCTTGATGCTGTTAATTCCGGTGCGAAAATTGTGACTGGGGTAAAAAACAGTAAATACAATGATAAGACAGGGAAGATAGAATCTGAACAGACTTATCTTTCTGCAACACAAGCTTTGGTTAATTATAACAAAGCTAAAGATAAAGCTGTTAAAGCTGACGCTAAAGTACAAGCTGCTGAAAAGAAGGTATCAAATGTAATTGATGACTTATCAAATTCTATCAAGAATGTAGGTTCATCTGTTGGTGGGCAAGCTGGTGAAATAATTGGGTTGATAGGAGATATTGGAACATTTGCCATGTCTGCAATGAGTGGCATTGAAACAGCTTCTCAGACTGCGTCCGCTGCTGTCAAAGCAGTTGAGAGTGCGTCTGTTATCTTAATGATTATTAGTACAGCTATTCAAATCGCAACCAAGATATCCAATATGTTCTCAAAAGATAAAGAAAAAGAGATGGAGAAGTATGTTGGTCAACTTAATGCAATGATTGATATTTATGAGAGGATAATAGAAAAACAAAAGGAAAGTATAAGGTTTGGGTATGGTTTTTCAGCAATAACCAGTGCCAAGAAAGCTATGGAGGAGCTTAATAATAAAACTGAACAATATAGGAAAATAGCACAAAGCGCCGGTGCATCTAAAGATTCATTATCAAGAGATTATAGGGATCGGTTTTTAGAAATGCTTCATGATGTAAAGCCTATATCCTTTAATCTGAAACCAAGTTCACTAAAATCATTAGACACTGGCGACTTATCAAAATTCACAGCAAAGCAGCTTCTGTACTTTCGAGATAATTATAAAGATATCTGGTCTGCATTAAATGAAGAACAACGTAACGCATTGCAAGCTATCATAGATGCCGAAGAAGAAAGTAAAGAAATAGTAGATGCATGGAAAGAATCAATCACGGGTATATCTTATGATAATTTGTATTCTGAATTTATAGATACCCTTTCAGATATGGATTCTTCTGCTGAGGATATGGCTAATAATTTTGGCGAATACTTGCGAAAGTCAATCCTAGCTTCAATGGTTGCTAACGAATTCCAAGATAAAATTGATAACCTTTATGAAATGTGGGTAAATGCCGGTGATGAAAAGTCAGAAGGTGGAACCAATATAACAGAAGATGAAGCTAAAAAGATTCAGGAAAGACAAAAAGAATTAGCAGAAGCTATGACTAAGAGAAGAGAAGAGATAGAAAAGACGTACGGTTTTGATTCGTCAACATCTTCTCAAGATTCTACCAAGAAAGGTTTTGAAAATATGTCTCAAGATTCAGCAGACGAACTTAACGGACGCTTCACAGCTTTGCAAATTGCAGGTGAAACTAGTAAAGAGCAATTAATACTTCAAACAGGTATTCAACAAATAATGGCGCAGAGACTGGAATCGATATACAATTTTAATTATTCTTCTATGACTGAAATGCGTGATATTATTTTTGAAGTTATGGATATTCTTTCAGATATGAAGAAAGATACGGCGCATTTATATTTTATAAGAGAAAGCTTAAATAAAATAGAAAGTAATACAAAAGGATTAACATCGCGATAATGAAAGGATATGCATACATAAATGAAAAAGATATTTTCACAACTTGGGGAGCTGTACTCGCTAAAGGGACCTATGAAGCTTTATTGAAGCCTGCTCCTAATAAAGGATTAATTCAAAACAAGAGTCGCTTGGAACATGGAAAAGCTATTGTGATGAATAATAATGTATGTAAAACTGATGAACGGGATATTTCTTTTTCTATATGGATTTGCGGCAATTCCCAAAAAGACTATCTGGACAAATATAAATCTTTTATTGATGAAATTACATCAGGAATAGTTATACTAAATATTCCTATTCTTGAAGCAACCTTTAAACTGACATATTTAAGTTGCTCAAATTATGGGGATTATGGTCTAACAAAAGGTAAGCTGACATTAAAAATGAATGAAGCCAATACTAAGGACCGATAATAGATGGTAAATATTAGAAACATACAAGGCGAAATCCGCTTTTCTACCCCAATAAATGAAGGTAGTAAGCGCCAGTTTCTTCTAATGAAAGAGGACTATATTCTTTTGAAGTTTTCTCTTGCCAACCCTATATATTTTCATTTGGGTGATTACATGGACAACGAACTCGGCATGTTTGAGCTTGTAGACCTGTATAAGCCTACCTACAATACGACTATCGGTGCATACGACTACGAACTCCGATTGGATGCCTACTACTGGAAATGGAAGAACAAAAAGTTTTTCTACACACCGGAGACTACCGGACGTGAAGCCGGATGGAATCTTACCTCCACCCTTGACACGCACTTGAATGTCTTTCTTGACAACCTGAAAGCACTCGGATACAAGTTTAGAGAAGAAGAGTTTACATACGAGATTGACAACACGGTAGCAAACACTTCCAAGCTCGTTTCTTATGACAATGTGAACCTTATCGACGCACTTACTCAGATGGCGGAGACATGGGAGTGCGAATGGTGGATAGAGAATCATAAGATTCGTTTCGGCCGCTGTGAATACAGTTCCCCGGTTGATTTCAAAGCCGGTGATTTGTCTGATACGGAGAACGTGAATGTCAACTCCATGCAAAGAAGCGACAGTCAGACAACATATGCGACCCGTGTCTACGCTTTCGGCTCTACACGTAATATTCCTGCCAGCTACCGAAAGAGCCTGATATTTGACGTGAAAGAGGTCAAAGGGCGGGATATATCCGATACGGCAAGAATCTTAAAGAATGAGTATTTCCCCATCAGTTCTCAAATAAAAGGAGCGGATATTGATGTTAGCATAAAGCATACAGAAATGTATGACCCCGATTATCAAAAAAAACATACGGTAACAATTGCTGAAAGTTTAAAAGCGGGAAAGTATCTACTTAAAGCTAATGGTGCTACTGTTGAGGGATATTTTCAGACTAGTCCACCTTCAAATTCTACCACTAAAGCTGTTTTCACACTAGAATACAATAACGGTGATTTGATTAAATTAGCTGAAATGACCGTGCAAAATGCAGATTCATGGCCGGAATTTAAGTTGGTAGACATGCCTTTTGTTCTAAATACTGATGCACAGAATTGCCAATTTTCTATAAGTTTGGAATACTCTTTTAGTAAATGGATTAATGTCCAGTATAGAGGAGTTCTTACCTTATCTTGTGAGACACTTGGAGCAAATACTTCTGTGACGTTCCTCTCTGGTTCCAATGCCGGACAGACATTTGATGCTGTCTATAACCCGGATTTACTCACAGGGGATAATTCGAATATTATCCGGCTACCCGAAGGTACAACGGCTTCTTTAGGAGATAGATACACCATAAACAACATCATCAAAGGCAAAGTTCCTGACAACTATTTCAGCAAGGACGATAAAGAACTTACTTTAAACGGAGTAGTCCAAAAGCGTCTTATGCTCCCGGAAGGTATTCCCTATGTGGATGCTTACAGATACAGCCCTACAGGTGAACGAATCGGCATAGAAGATGAACGCTACGACAATCCCGACAACGTGGAAATGCCGGAAGAAGAAGCTATTGAAGAGATTGTCACATTTGAGGATGAATATCCGAAGTATCTCGGTAGTACTGATGAAGTTCCTGAGCCTAGCATTGGCAAGGAATTAGATGATGATAAGAATCCTACCGGAAACGAATATCCTATTTACACATTCAAGGATACCGGTCTAAAGAACTTTAGTGAGGATTTCCGCTTGCCTGGAGAATTACACTTGATTTTCCAAACCGGAAAGCTCGCCGGACTTGATTTCGAAATATCTCTCAAAGAAAGTGACAATACAGGAACCACCTTTGAAATAATCCGTAATGAGGACTACGGGCGTTATCTGCCGGACGATGTGCTATTCCCACAAGCTGCTCATACAGAAAATGGAAAGGATATCCCTGCTGATACATATATTCTTCATGGATTTGATACGGCATATCTTTCCGAACAGATATTGCCTGATTCCGAGCAAGCACTACTGAAAAAGGCTAAAGATTATGTAAAGAAATCCATGATTGACCCATCCACCTATGATTGTGAGATGGATGCGGATTTCATCTACAATAACGGTAATGTTCGCGAATACGAAGTTGGGGCTAAAGTAAACCTAATTAATAAAGCGTTTTTCCCCGAAGGACGGCAATCCCGAATTATTGGTTTTGAATGGCCGCTTGATATTCCTTACGACCATCCAATTTATACAATCGGTGAAACGGCTGCATATTCACGTATCGGTGAGATAGAAAGCAAGATTGATTCTCTCACCTACAAGGGACAAACCTACTCCGGTTCCGTGGTTGTCGGTGGCGGAACCAGCGTGTATGTTATCGGAGTGAATGACAAGACGCTTCCTTCTGATAAGAACGTCTTTTCTTCCAAGAAATCATTAGAAACATTTCTTCGTAAAGACCAAGCTGATGAAACAAATTTTCGATTAACCGTTTGTGGTTTAACTTCTAAAGAACTTGTTGAGGCAAATAATGGACTTGTTGTCCGCAAGACTGAATTAGTTGAAGGTAGTTCAATATCTCTAATAGAAGAAGGTGAGGATTCACTAGTCGAGGAATTGAATATAAGCGGGAAAGTCAACACATTAGGAGAACTAACAAACGTAAATATTGATGTTGACACTGCCGCACCGGGTTCTTTATTTGTAAAAGAGGAAAATTGGGAAGCCGTTCCACCCGTACTTAGTTCTCTGACAGATTATGATAATATGCTCATGCCTGTATTTCACAAAGTATTAGGTAAATGGGTGTTTATCTCTGTGTCGTCAATCTCTGGCGGAGTTACTCCTCCTGTAACTTTAGAAATGGTATTAGATACGGGTTTATTAGATGTAAATAAATTAGCGTGATATGGATAAGTTAACGAAAGAATTTCAATCGGGCGAGGTGCTAAAAGCACAAGACTTGAATAGCATAAAGGATAAGGTTAACGAACTTGTAGAAGGTGTTAATTCAGGAAGCGGTGACACAATAACCGTTGATTCGTCACTAAGTTTAAGTTCGACCAATCCTGTTGAAAATAAAGTAATCACAGGTGAACTAAATAAAAAGGTAGTTAAGGAAAACGGTAAGGGATTGTCCACTAATGATTATACAAACGAAGAAAAACAGAAATTATCTGGAATTCCGGGACAAGTCTATTCAAAAAAAGAAGTCGATGATAAAATCTTATCGAGTTCACAGGGATTTGTATTCTCCGAGTCAGAAATTCAGGTAGGATCATTTCAGATGTCCGGTAGTGCAGGGGTTATTGAAAATCCTGTATATTCAAAATTCTCTATCCTGCTTGAACTTCCTGTATCTTCCGGGGCAACAAAAGAATACACTATTTCCGATGATCCTTTAGGTTGTAATCTCTATTTTGCGATAGATTCGTTCATCGCCAGCACAGGAGAGACTTTAAAGAGTGAGATATTTGTTTCTATGTATGAAATAATGAAAGTATACGTTGACGATAATTACGCTACAAAAGTTATAGTAAAATGTAAGGAAACAACAACCCTGAATCTTAACGCTTATTTGAACGTGCGTTATATCAAACCGTATTCTGAAAAGATAGAACTTGATATTACTTCTACAAGTGCACTGAATGCAGATTCCGTAGCGATAGAAATTCCAATCTTGAAGTATGATAAAAAAATGCTTGTAAGCTTGACTACTGACGATGCAAATGCATCTTCTTTCTGCCGCGTGTGGGCGGGAGTGAATGGTCGTCCGGTCAGCAATAAATTCTATCATGCCAATCACCTTGATGCGGGAGATATTCCAGATTCGATTGTGGATGCCACTTTAGAAAAGACGTTAGGCTATACGGACGGTTGCGGTAATGAACGCCGTTTTACGCACGGTGTAGCTATCTGGCCTTATGCATCGACAAATGGAAATAATATGATGGACACCACTAATCCTGTTGATCCGTCAGCGAACAACACTTACAGGTTCATGACTCCATATCTTCAATGGCCGGACATGAAAATGATGTTGAAATATGGTTGCAGCATGTATTATCACAATATTGGAACTGAGATATTTGGAAATGATAAAGAGGTGGGCAATGTTATCGCCGGATTAAAAGCCGATTGTGAGAGGGCTATTGAACGTGTCGGCCGCGGGATTAAGATACTTGCCCGTCCGGACGGCAATAATGTATTTCTAACTGCTGCCGCTCAAAGTCCGCATATCTTAATGAGTGTCGCGGAAAATTCGCCGGCGGTAGATATCTTGCCATTTTCTTCTCCGAAACTATTTAAGGCTGTTGGTTCCAGGTTTTTCCCTTCTTCGTCTGAAGGAAATACCGAACAGGATGTAGTAAAAAACAATTTTATAGCGGAATATGCTAAAACGAAGGAACAGCGCAAATGGTTCCATTTCTGCTGTCATACAGTGACGCTTGACTGGGTGAACCTTCTAGTATGGTTTAACGATAATTATGGAAAGGATGGCAGCGATGACATATGGTTCACAACGATTGATGAATACTACGAGTATGATTGTATCAGAAAGAATACTATCATACGTAAATCAGTTGTTGGCAATACCTTACATTTGAGTATTTACCTGCCTAAAGGACAATACTTTTATTATCCGGATTTTACTTTGCTGCTTAGTGGTATAACACAAGTTGACGGAATCACGACAGATGATAAGGTGACAGGTCTTTCCTACATCGTAAAGGACGGCAAATTAATGTTGAATGTAAATACATCTGCTAAGTTGATAGAACTGGCGGAGGAGTTTACAACACATTATGAAGCTACCCGACAGGCGGTATGGAAGAATGACGCATTGTACATAGTAACACAACTGAAGGAAAATCTCAGGCAGGTTTATCTTGACCGCCTGAATGTCAGTCCGACAGCAATCTCTTTGACTTCTATTGTTATAAACAACGATAGCAGTAGTACCTTGATACAGACTGTAACAGTCGCTCCGACATACACAGGGGTTCCTACCTATTACCGAATTGGAGAAACAAGCGATTTGAGTGCGGCATCGTGGATTGCGTATTCAGGCGGAACATTGCAATATACATTATCTTCTGGTTATGGTATGAAAACAATTTATCTTCAATTGAAAAATGCAGATTCAGAAAGTGTCATACGTAACAGTACGATCAGTTATGAAGAACAATCCACCGAAATAATACTAACAGGTCTTGCAATAACAGGACTTATCAATAATTTACGAATCGGTGATGATTGCCAGTTGTCCGTATCCTATACGCCTTCAAACACGACACAGACAGGTGTCCTATGGGATATTGACAATACGGATGTCGCCACCATAGATGCTTCCGGATTGTTACATATCGTTGGAAATGGCACAGCGAATATATCGGTTACTTCTGTGCATAATAGTAGTATAAGTGCCATACAACCCGTTAACATTAGCAGTTCGGAATCATCAAAAGATGTTGCTATTATTTCAGAATATCCTTGGACAGAATACAAACAAGCATTTGTATTTGATGAGACAGCCAATGTATACATAACAATTGCAAATGCAAATAATAATAACGGTTGTCCTGCTGGTGGAGAACCTATCTATAGTGCGGAGACAGGAAAGGCATTACCCGGATGGTATCGTATGTACGATAATGAGAAGGCATCGTATTATGATATTGATACACTGGATAAATGGCTTAGTGCGGCATCTTTCAATTTTGACCTTTCGTCTTTATTTTCTACCCCCTTATCATATCAATATTCGAATAAGTATAACGCTGTTGTATATCCCATTATTGGGTGGAGGGTTCCAAATGGTACCTATAAAGTAAGTATTCTGTCATCAACAACCCAAAACGATCATACTTCTACTGGCCACATTAAAATTAATAAGGTTGAGCAAACTCTTCCTTCTCTTTCTCTTACGAATAATAAGACCTGGATGGAGTTTGATAATATTGTGGTTGATGATGGGAAATTAGCAATTATGATGTGGGCTGAAAAAAGTAAACGTATAGGCTTTAATGCGATAAAAATAGAAAAAATGTCTTGAATTAAACTAGTTGTACAATGGCAATACTGAGTAATGGAAAATTTTATGGTTTCCTCTGTTCGGTCAAAGAGACAGGGCGGAAGCTCACGAACGGAGTAAAAGAATATGTGGAAGACTTCATATCCGGATTCGCCGGACACGGTTGGAAGTTGTGGGAGTACATGACCGGTAAATGGAAATTGGAGATTGATACAATCGTGGTGCGGGAAACTATGCTTGTCTTTGAAATGCTGATAAGTAAAGTGCGGGCAATAATCGGTGCTCAAACAATCAGTCAAGGGCATGGGAAGGTGAAGGCTGTTAGCATCTCAGACGATGGTACAGAATACCTCATTGTATTGGAAAACGAAGATGTGAGTATCGTAGCTCATGATTTCGTGCGCTGTCAGACGTTCGTAGGTAACAAGACAAAGCTTTATCATGTCGAAGTTTCATCGGTTGATGTAGAAACAAAAACTCTGCATGTTCCTTTAACAGAGTTTAATAAGGACGAATCAGGTAATGTACTTTATCCCCCTGTATCGGGCGATGAGTTGGTTCAGTTCGGTAATTCGCAGAATAAGGCTCGTCAATCTGCTATATACATGCATGCTGATGAAACAGGACAACCGGCCATTGACGTAATGTTTGATGTTGACTCAAAGAATTGGGACGGCAAGGTTAAAGTCCGTATGGGCGGCGATATTCCGGGTGGCAATGGATTGAAAGGGTTCTATAGTGTAAATGGTATGGTAAAAGCGGTAGATGATAAAGGTGCTGTTATTTATGAGTTGTCTCCTGATGGTTCGGTTAATCTAGGGAAGGGAAACATTGTGTATAGTCCTACCACCAACAAAGTAACTCTTGGCTCGGGTGTAACCTTAACTTGGAATAATCTAGATAGTGAATCTAAGAAAAACTTGAAGGGCGAACCTGGTAAAGATGGACAAGACGGGGCAAATGGACAGGATGGACAAGACGGGGTAAATGGCAAAGATGGGGCTAGCTTAGTGTATAAAGGCGAGCTATCTTCTCATCCGGCTAATCCTGAAAATGGCTGGTATTATCGTAATACAGTAGATAAGAAATGCTATGTCTATCAGGATAATGCTTGGTATGTTATGACAGTTGACGGTGCCGATGGCGAAAATGGATTAGATGGGGTTAACGGTCAAGACGGTAAGGACGGGCTCGATATTGTATGGAAGGGAGATTCCTCGATTCCGCCTGCTAATCCTCAAAAGAATTGGGCGTATCGTGATACAGATAACGGGCGGGTTTATATCTATAATGGTACAGCATGGGCGTTAATGGTAGCGGACGGTAAGGATGGTATTGATGGTACAGATGGCGACCCCGGTACGGATGGTAAGGATGGAATGAGGGTTTACATAACATATAATGATAGTGAAGAAGAACCGGTAAAACCTGTCGGAGATGGTACTACAAATGGATGGCATACAAATTCAACAGCATCAGTTATCTGGATTTCTCAAAAGGTGGCGGAAAGTGCGGAATCCGGAGAATGGGGTAATCCTATAAAAGTAAAAGGAGAGACAGGGAAGGATGCGAACCTTCTTCCGTGGATTGAGAAATGGAACGGATATGCAACGGAGCTGGGAGAAGAGTATATTGTTACTCCTAAAATGTTCTCCGGTACCAAATCTATTGATGGGAAGTTGACTGGAATAGCGCAAGGAAAGGATTGTTTAACCACTGCTGATGGAACTAAGCGTACTGGAATCTTTGCATTAGTTAATGATGAAATTGTGTTCGAACTTGATCCTATTACTAAAAGATATAAGTTTAAAGGAAGAGTGGAGGTTGAGGACGGAAATATTTCTATTGCGGGCGGGAAAATTCTTTTGAAGGAAGATGGTAGTGGACATCTTGCAAATAAAGCCATAATTTGGGATGAAAATGGTAAGGCTTATGGAGATTTGTTTGATAAACAATATGCTATGAATACCAATTTGGTTGAACTGCCTTCTGTACCTGAGGGATCTATAAAACAAATAATATTACCTTATTTTGTTGTTAGAGCAATATTATCATACAGATTTCAATTTGCAAATCAAAACGATTTTATTGTTTATAAACAAGGCACAACAACAAGAGTAGTAACAGGTGATTCGAATATTGAAATAGGTGGCTTGGGACATGGTATTATTAGGCTTACAGGCGTTTGTTATGATCCTGATATTTCTACTACAAGATGGACAGTAGAAGATATTAATTTTAACTTAAATGGATAATTAAAATTGCTGCGTAGTAAACTTTTACTTTTATCATTGTTTAAATATTTATTATAAGAATATGGAGTTAAATGAATGGCTAACAATACTCGGAGCTTTAGGTGGCTTAGAAGCTATCAAATGGATAGTTAACTTCTACGTTAACCGGAAAACGAATGCTCGTAAAGAAGACGCGGCAGCAGATGCAGCGGAGAATGAAAATGAGCGTAAACAGATTGCTTGGTTGGAAGAGCGTATTGCTCAACGAGATGCGAAAATTGATGCTATTTATGTAGAACTTCGACAGGAACAAGCTGCTCATCTTGATGAAGTTCATAAGCGGCATGAGACAGAATTAAAATTAAAAGAGTCTGATATGAAGCGTTGCGAGGTAAGAAAATGTTTGGAACGCGAACCTCAGACGGGTTACTAAAATAATAAGGAGGAAACGAAATGAAAGTATTGATTGACAACGGTCACGGTGAGAATACACCTGGCAAACGCTCACCAGACGGAAGATTGATAGAGTGGTCCTATACAAGAGAGATTGCTGATATGGTAGTAGCCGGATTGCGCAAGTTGGGAATTGATGCCGAGCGCATCGTTAAAGAGGACACGGATGTTCCATTGTCCGAGCGATGCCGACGGGCTAATGCGATTTACAAGGAGACAGGAAAGAAAGTTATCCTTGTATCTATTCATTGTAATGCTGCCGGTAATGGCAGTTCTTGGATGAGCGCAAAAGGTTGGAGCGTATTTGTATCGAATAATGCTTCTAGTAATAGCAAAAAATTAGCAGACTGCTTGGGGCAAATAGCAGAATGTATTCCGGTTCCCGTCCGAAAGCAGACACCCGGACGGGAATACTGGGAACAGAATCTTGCCATCTGTCGAGATACGAATTGTCCGGCAGTATTAACAGAGAACTTCTTCCAGGACAATAAAGAGGATGTTGAGTACCTTTTGTCTCGAGAGGGTAAAGATGAGGTTACTAGGATACACGTCGAGGGCATTGCTAAATACTTGGGATTATGAAAGCCTTGATTTATATAACCATGTTCCTGATGTCGGGAATATGGTTTACTTCCTGCAAGACTTCCCGGAATATGGAAACTCAAAAGCAGGTAGACTATTCCGGTGAATTGAGTCGTATTCAAAGTATAATTGAGTCATTGAGGACTGATGTAAGTAAGCAAACGAAGATTACTACTGACAAGTTGAGTGATCTGAAAATTGAGAATAAAACAGTTTACTTATCACTTCCGGATTCAACCGGAAAACAATACCCGGTCAAAGAAAGTACTACCACCGCTTCCAAACAGGAGCAAGAACGGACCGAAGTCTATGAAACATTATCTATTACTTTGCAACAATTTTCTAATCGATTGGATATGATAAATAACAAGATGAATGCCTTAATGAATCAGAAAGAAAAAGTCATCGAATTATCTTGGTGGGATTTGCATAAAGATAAAGTTTATTGCTATGTCATTGGCTTGATTCTTGTGGGATGGTTGGTGTGTAAATTTAAGAAATAAGTCTTTCTTCTATTGAAAATACAATTTTTAGGCGAAATTATATGTGAAAAAATACAATATTGTGGAAATAATATATATCTTTGCAGCAAAAGAATATCTCTGTTGGCGCAGAGATAAACTTTAAATTCGGTGATGTAAAAATATAAAATTGTATTTTATGGCAAAATTAAAGAATGTGGCTGAAACAGCCAAAAGGAAGCGTATAATAAACGCTAAAGAATGTGAATACGAACTTCGTGAGTCGTTAGAAAAGCTATTTGATGCTTTTTGGAATGCTGTACGTAATTATGAAAAAGAGGTAATACAAACCCCGTTTACAGCTCGTTGTCGAGGATTTGAAGCCTCCCTCTTAAACTCAAAAATAATTCAAAGTGTTCAGTCTGTTTTTAAAGATGACTGGACATTTGGAAAGTACAAAAGATTTATGCTTAGAGTTAATGGATATATTATGCTTTTTAAGAAATTAAATAGTAAAAATATGCCAATGAATGTTCCAACTCGTTTTTCATCATCTATTCAGAACCAAGAGCAAGGTTATTTGTTTGATATGTATGATAACGGGATAGAACCTATTTTATTTTTTGGATATAATAAAAGTCGTTTTGGGGAGATTATAAATCCAAAATTGGTTTATATCGATGAAAACAAAGTGAGATGGACTATTTCTGAAAATGATATTTCTACAGTTAATAGAACAATGGATGTTCAGCCAGCCGCTGCGTCTCTCTCTGTACGCCAAAATATCAAAAAGAAAGAAGGAACAAATAATTAATAATATAATACATCACCGAATTTATTTTAGAAAACAACAATACTGATAGCAAAAATGGAAATCAACTATAAGCAGATAATATTTGCTCGTGAATATCGAGGTTACTCACAAACCGAGCTTGCTTCTAAGATTGTTGGATTGTCACAATCCAATTTATCTAAGTATGAGAAGGGTATTGGTCCTTTATCTACCGATGTGCTTAATCGCATAATTGATTTTCTGGGATTTCCAACTGACTTTTATGAGAAGAAAATCTCAAATATTGCAGAAAATGCGCATTACCGAAGGAAGAAAGGAATGACTAAAAATGAACGTTCCCAAATAGACCTTTCAAACAAGTTATTAGGTTATATTGTAGACCAAATGGGGGAGTCTGTGGAATTTCCAGATATGTCATTTCGAATGATTGACCTTGAAGATGGATATACACCCGAAACCGTGGCTCAGTACACCAGGAAGTATTTAGGCTTGAAAGATGAACCGGTTCGGAATATATTCTCTTTGCTGGAAAGAAATGGGATTATAATCATAGAATTGGATTATGATGTGGATCTATTTGACGGGGTTTCTTTTTTGACAGATGGTGGATATTATGTGATTATTATTAATAAGAATTTTAGTAATGACCATAAAAGATTCACTTTAGCACATGAACTGGGACATTTGATCATGCATACTTCAAATGAGTTTCTAATCTCTGAATATAGGGATAAAGAAGATGAAGCAAATAGATTTGCTTCAGAATTCCTTATGCCTTCTGATGCTATATCAAATTCTTTACGTGGACTAAAACTGCAGTATTTGGTGGAATTAAAAAGATATTGGTTAACCTCCATGGCATCTATTGTACGTAGGGCAAAAGATTTGAAATGTATTACTAATGAAAAATATAAATATTTTAGTATTGAACTAAGTAGAAGAGGATATAGAAAAAGCGAACCTGTGAATGTATATATTGATATGCCGAATATGTACAATGAAGCTTATAAACTTCATAAGAATGAATTGGAATACTCAAATGAGGAAATGGCAACTGCATTTAGTTTGCCTATTGATGTTCTTACTAGATTTTGCTGTCCTACAAAAACTAATTTGAAATTAAGATTGAGTATATAATCTGTATATCTTATAAATATAATCATCATATGGCTAAAACAATAAAAAAATTCACTTATGCGGTGAAAGATAAATATGATAATATGGTAACTGTGTATGCAAGAATTGAAAAGGAAGGTGGTTTGTATTACTGGTATACAAGTCATTTGACAAAACCGCAAGATGCAGATGGAATAGGAATATATAATCCTTCTAATGTTGAGTCTAATCTTGATACTGCTGAAGCATTTTTGAAAGCATATATTAGTATGATGAAAGATTCTAAAGTAATTGTACCAAACAATCATTATTGATTTATTATTTTAGAGATAAGTTGTGTTCTATTAATGATAAATCCTTTTTATATTGCCCCGTCTCTTTGATTCGGGGTTTTTCTTTATCCACCTCCAAAGTATCGCTATCTTTATGCTATAAAAGATTATTTTATGTGATAGTCATGTGATCGGCTCGGTACGAAAGATTCGGGGCTTTTTTCTTATTCATAATCAAACTTCTCGTATCTTTGCAAAAAAAAGACCCATAATGAAAGTCAAACATGAATATGAAAGAATGCCGGCCAATGAAGTTTGGAATGTAGTAGTAGCTTATATTAATAAGAACAAGCAGTTTTTGTCCTCTACTGGTATTAAATATAACGCCAAGGTCATAATTGATTCTATAGAATACAAAGGTGGAAGGGAAGGAAGTGTTAGAGCCACTGAAGGAGAGTCTATCAGTAAGAATCAATTTATTTCCGCATTTAGGCAAATCCGTGACATGGAATGTATCAATACAAAAAATGTCAAGCCATATATTGATAGAAAGCAAAGTCCATTTGTAGGCTTACTAAAGTCCGTCGGCATCATTGAGTAAGATACGGTTCAGGAAGTTAAGAAGAAACGAAGCGCTTGCTAAATTTGCTATAAATAATCGGTAGCTGAATAGTCACCTATTTTTATGCTCTCTGCAGAATACTAGAATCGTAAATTTTCATTTTCATAAATAATTGGCGGAATAGTATTCAAATTAAAAAATAATTAGTATATTTGTGTACAGACGTGGATGTCTGTTGTATCATCTCTCTACGGAAAAGTTGCTAGTTTTCGAGAACGGGAGACAATACGTTATTTACTCCAAAAGGAATGAGCCTCGACTAAGTGTAGTCGGGGCTTTTATTTTGTGCTTGTTTCCCTGTATTTTAATATTAAAATATGTATCTGTAGTTTAATTTAACTTATTCACATGACTCAAAAAGTGCTATTCTTGGAGATATGAGTAAGTTTGTGCAACTTTAAAATTAAACATTATGGCAAAGAAAATTGGATATATTGAAAAGGATGGAGTAATATTTGTATCTGTTAAAGACGTATTTGAATATCTATATGAAGTGGAGGTAATTGCTACAGAAAACCAAATGTGTACGTCTCGATGGGATTTTGAAAAGAATATCCTTAAACGTTTATATGATTGTCATAAGAGTGGCGAACGGACAGATGCTGATATTCCTTGGATAATGGATAGAGAGTTTTATTGCCACTGGCTACGTTTTGAATATACTGACTTCACGAAGGTTATTAAGACCTTGCGAAACGAAAAGGAAATCAAAAGGATTGCAATGCTAATTGATTTGCATGATTTCTCACGGAGCAAGTTATTTGTGAAGCGAAAGTTTGCACTAAAATAATATTTGTAGGAAAGAGGTAGCCGAATAAGCTACCTCTTAATTGTATATCGTCTTTTCCCAATCATCCAGTATTCTATATACAGCTCTATTAAAAAAGATATTCTCGAAGTTCTTCAATTGCTTGTTGTACACTTCTGACTACAACGTATTTGTTTCGGCAACTTTCAGCCTGCTTTTGGAACTCTTTTTGATGGTCTGACTGTTTACCTGTCTTAATCTTAAACTCCAAGCAGAGCGAGGCAAAGCCTTTTTTCGGAATGAGCACAATTACGTCAGAAACACCTGGTTTTACTCCTTGACGTTTAAGATTAGCAGCCTCCCTGACGTGACGACTGCCGCCATTCGGAACAGCAAATACAAGCTTGTCCGGAATATTAGGGAAATATAAAGGAATAAGTTCGAAGAATTCTGTTTGTATCCGAGCTTCCTCGTTATTATGTACTTCTTTAGAACGTGGAGGATTACGCTGGTCTGCATAGCAATTATAACACATAAAACCGGTACCGGCCTTAATGACCGATACCGTTTCCTTTTTACATAAAATGCACTTTTCTTTTTTCATAATTTATTTTCTAAAAAACATATCTCCTGAAATAGAGCGGGCAGTATCATCACCGGTTAGCCGGATATATCGGAAGAAGTTTTGCTCTGTCCGATGCCCGGTCAACTTCATTATTTCCAGTGTCTTCATGCGTCCGGTCAGGTACATGTTGGTTGCAGCACTCCTTCGGGCGGTGTGACTGCTAATCAATTCCCACTTTTCACGGGTGACAGTTACAAGCTTCCCGCCTTTTGTGAATGAGTATGTAATCAAGTCATTCAGCCTTATTTCTTTCATGATTACTTTCAGATACTTATTAAAGTACTGGATGCATAAGCCACCGGGCACACAGCCGTTGTACTTCTCGAATATCTCTTTCACATAGTCATGAGCTGGGACTTTTACATCAACGTTGGTTTTCATTGTCCGAATCATGATATAACCGTTTATCAGGTTCTGACTTGTTAACCTTGAATAATCGGAGTAGCGAAGAGCGGTAAGGCATCCCAATACGAACATATCCCTTATGCGCTCCTTGGCTTTCCGTTTATCTTGCTTCTCAAACTTGTAGTAGTATATCCTTGTGATTTCATTCATTGAGAGAAAGACTGCATTTGTAGGTTCGCATTTCAAATCAATCTCATCGTAGGTATTATCTACTGCATAGTTATACTGCGATGCCCGGCGAACGAGTGTTTGAATTTTCATGATATATCCAACTATTGTATTATGCCGAAGACCTTGGTCTTCTAGGTAGATGATAAAATCGTCGATAAATTCAGCCGTCACCGAATTGGTAAATATATTGCAGTCAAACTCTAATGAGAAGTTATCTATGTGTTTTATGATAGCATCGTAAACGGCTGCATAGTGTTCAGACTTGCGTCTGCTTCGCTTTTCAAGAACATCCCGGATGAAGTCGGTGAAGTATATACCTTCTAAGGGCTTCTCTTGCCGGAAGTGGTTAATGTAGTCCTTTCTCGCCGTGCGGGTGGGGACAGGTTGTAATACTGATAATGCTTTGGTCGTATCATTTTAAATGGTTAATTTTGATTCCATACTTTATTACCTCTGAGTAGAGTGAATCTACAGCAGGCTTAATTTGTGCATCTACCAATATATCGGTAAATGAGTCGTCTAACAAGGTGTAATTTTTCAATTGATAATTTACGCCCTGTGCATCAAGCAGATTTTTGAATTGATCTGATTCTGATTCGTTGTCGAAAGTGTAGGTGTATTGTTCCATATTTATTTTGCTTTTAATTTTTCTTACTGCGATATTCAGGGGTAAATATCAATGCCAATAACACCCATACACTTTTTGTCACCCATAAGGAAAATCCTATCAGAGAGAAAAAAGCAACATAAATCAATGCGATACCTATATTCTTCATATCTTATTTTTATTTGAGTATTGTTTACTAATATCCATCCTAAATAATGTTTAAAAAAGATGAACATAAGTTTATGTATGATGTAAAGTCTTTAAATTCCTAGCTTCTAAAAACGCATCTTTTGTCAGCCTCTCTAACAGTACTTTTTTGGCATCATTTTTGTATCATTTAAATAGGCAGTTTTATCCCCTGTCTTTTAATTTTATGAAAAAGGAAATAATGCAATTAGGATTTACTGAGTTCCCTAAGTATTCAGCAGACGGATGGACATGTTTTAGGTTTGGAGAAAAATGGTTATGGGTTTTCATAAATGATTCAGAAACAATTATGAAAGCAGAGCCTGATGATCTCATTGAGCTAACAATCGAAGAGATTAAAGAATTACTAAAATTGTTTTTCCAATCCCAAAAACCGTAATCAATTCTCCTTTGGCAGAAATTCTGCCAAAGGAGAATTATTGTCGCTTGATAAACTGCAAAAATATTCATCTTTATCTTGTTATTCGTTAAACTCAATTTTCTGCTGCAGTACTTCATCTGCGTAATACTTGTCAAACCCTTTATCACTTATCCACCAATTAAAACCAAATTCAGCATCGGTAAAGTTGTGGTTGATATATCCGGCATCAATGAGCTTTTGTATGGTCTGAATCCATTTACGTTTCACATGAGGAAAACGCTGGCAGTCTTTTCGTTTATCCTTGTAGTTTGACATCGGACAAAGAATACAACCTATTCGCTTATATCCTTCATCGTACAAAGAACAATGCTCTATCTTATTCCCATTCAGAAAATCCCACACGTCTCTGTCAGTCCAATGGATAATCGGAGAAACAAGGATCTTGTCTTTGCCTCCGACACAAGTAACCATCTGTTCTTTGTGCTCTGAAAATTGGTCGAAATTCCCGCTGAATTTATGGCTGCTAATCTCAATTTCTTCACGTTTAGAGCGCCGCACACTTTCAGCTTTACGAATGCCGATCAAGGTGACTTTACCTGCACCGGACATTTCTTTAAATTCAGCACAACACCAGCGCATCGTTCGTGTAGGAATAATATGCTTTTTTAGAGCCATGTCATAAATAGACATTTTAGGCTTTATCAGTTCCACGTCTGGGTAATTCCTCTTCACAAATCGAATAACGTCCGGAGGGTCAATGCTCGTAAGGTTCATGTGAGCCTTGAATTTCACTCCTGCCATTACCGCAAGATGGTAGAGGACTTGACTATCCTTGCCGCCGGAGAAGGCTAAATAAAAGCCGTTATCCGGGTCGTAGTCAAGTGCCATCTGTTCACATTTGCGAAGCAAAGCGATGGAGTATTCTATCTTAGATTGCAGGTTCATTTGATTCCTTTCTATTTTGATTTTAATTAATATTTATCCATTTACATATCATTTACATACTGTAAATCAATCATCTCATTGTTTTATAAATAACTATTGCCTATCTTTGTTGTCTAATTTTAAAAATAAAAATATGTTAGTAATTAAATCTACAAAAGAAGGCTATGAGCTTAATCAAGGGATTTCACTGAGATTGTTTGAGCCATCCGGAAACACTGTTGTAAAAGTAGTATGTGAAACTCCTTATTACGGGGAACCGAACCATTTAGAAAACGCTATTTGTAATCACATAAATAGCTTAATGCCTGATGGCTATACAGTAAAAACCAATCATGTGACTCTTGAATCAAGTACTGGAAGTGATATGAAAGGCAAATATGTCGAATCCCTAATGTTTCAGATTTATATCTAATCTCAGTAAAGTCCTGACTACCTATTCAGGACTTTTTCATTTATCGCTTTACTCATTTCTATCTTCGGTATTGAGAGTTAATACTTCTTCCCGTGCATTTTCTCACGAAATTCATTATACTTCATCTTTTGCTCAATGTGCCAGAATAAATCTATATTAAGATGGCAGGCCAATCCGAAAACAGACATTAACATATCATTCACGGTTGTAGGGAAATCGTAAAGACAGTCATATCTTGCCGGTAAAATAGATATTGCATAAATAGACTCTGTGAATGTTTCATCTTTGCAAGCTTCTGACATATCATCAACGTTGTTATTCAGGTCTTTCATAGCAAGGCTTAGATCAATGCCACGTAATCCGGCTAAGTCAAGCAAGCGGATAACTGCATCGGAAAGCTCATCCTCTACTGTGTCTTTGATATATCTATTGAATACGTTAATAAACTTTTCTTCATTCGTTAGCCACCCCTGACACTCAGCATATTCACCGATCTTATACTTTTCTTTATCAAAGTGTCTATTTTTTCTGTCTGCTTCCACAGCCTCCATAAGCTCGGATATTACGAGGCAAAGGCAGTGTTCATTACTCAATTCGTTGTCGTGAAAACCATGTTCACAAGCGATTTTATATGCCCTATCACAAAGGGCGTTCAAATTAATATTATTCATTTCTATTCTGTTTTATGTTGCTCACCTTATAAATTAGGTGAGCAAAAAGTTTATTGTTTTCTTATGTGGTTACTTTCTTGAAAAACGTCCTATCAGGTTCTTCTGAAAACTCATATATTTGTCCGACACGGAATAACTGTTTTGGTATGAGTGATTGCTTATCTAATGCGTAGCATTCCTTGATACAGATATATTTCATTTTTTTTGATGATTTGAATTTACTTGTACCAACGTCCACCACAATATTTACATACGAAATATTTTCCCATACTCATCACCTGAACTTTTTCATCAACACATATACGACACATGCAAACATTGTGGTCGCCATCTGACACGGGTTCCTGAATTTTATCGTATTCCCAAAAAGATAGTTTGCCTTTAGCCGGTATTGGTTCTGGAAATAATATGGGATTAGCTAATATCCAGTTATAAATAGGATTTTCATAATAGCCTTTACTAGCATCTGTTTTCTCTGCCCATTTAGAAGGATGATTGATTGAGCATCCAATTATTTCTACACTTCCAATGATAGCAGAATTGACAATGCCCTCTGCACATATTATTTTTCGTTGAAACTCAACAGGCAGACTATCCCATTGAGCTTTTGTAAATACACTATTGGGATTTCTCATTTCTACAGGTTTTCCACTTGCATGGATTAACACTCTATGCCCTATGTATTTCTCTGGACACGCCCAAGTACGGTTCTCGATGTTTTTAAAACCGTGGACTATCAAAGAGGCCCACGGTTGTTTTATTGTTATTGCTTTCATTTCTTATTTGTTATGAATTAGTGTAAACACCTTCATCTTCACTTACTACCTCTTTTAAAATCTCCGCACACTCTTCATTTGAGTAGTTTTGCAGCAATTCATCAATATGCTGCATTATATCATTTACTTCCATACGCTTTCTTTGCCATTATATTAATTAACTTTATTGTCTTATCACTCAATTTGCCATTAGCTGTTGTAACGTGCTGGATGGACTTATGTAATTGGATTCTGCTCATATTTATTTCAATATTTAAATTCAATTTATCTACTTTAAAATCCCACAATAAGCCAAGATTGCCAAGGTGGTAAATATACCTATTACCGATATTAAATATGATATTATCAAAGTCTCAAATTTATCATCTTCTTTCATATTTGATTGAATTATTCTTCGTCGTCATAGTCTGTATTAAAGATACGTGCAACCATATCGACAATATTTTCTTCTATATCCTCGGTAGAACCTGTTACGGCATTAGCGATATTTTTCTTCTCTTGAATTATGCGATAGACTTTTTCATCAATAGTTCGCCGGCCAAGGAAGTAGTAACAGGTAACAGAGTCTTTCTGTCCAATACGATGCGCCCGGTCCTCACATTGGCAACAGTCGGCATACGTCCAGGGGAACTCAACAAAGGCAACGTTGCTTGATGCAGTAAGTGTTAAACCAACTCCGGCCGCTTTTATTGAACAAATGATAATATCTGCCTTGGGATTATTTTGAAAGGCGTCAACCGCTCTTTGCTTCTCATCCAGTGAATCTCTTCCGGTAACTGATACGGCGGTAGGGAAGTAGCGTTTTAGTTGGTCGACAACTTCATGAAGAGAACAAAAGAGAATTATCTTCTTTCCGTTCTCTCGGAAATCTTTCACAAATTCAATAACATCACGTACTTTGCCGCGAGCCGAGATATTACGTAGAATTCCTATCTTTACCATCACTTCGCCACGCAGAGCTTTTTCTATTTTTTCGTCATCGGCATCCTTGTATTTCTGCAAGTACATAATCAGGTCACGTTCTGCGTCCATGTATTCTTTGCGATTAGTAATCTCGCAAGTGTTTACTTGGCGTATCTTATCCGGTAAGTCTGTTAAGACAAGAGATTTTTCACGACGGAACATACAATGCTGCCAAAGATTGAAATTCAGTTCTTTCAAATTAGAAGCCTCTCTTTGCCCGGAACAATATCGGTTGACGAATTCTTTGTATCCGCCGAAATCTTCCATGCGATTCAAAATTGCTAGTTGAGGAATCAAATCTTTAGGCCTATTAACTACTGGTGTTCCGGTCAACTCGATAACCCATTCTTTACCGGTACATATACCTTTGCAAAATTTAGCTTGCTGGGTAGATGCAGATTTGCAACGGTGGCTTTCGTCAATGATAATTGACTTGAATAGATTGATTGAATTTCTAAATTCGACATCGCGCAGTGTCCAGCCTTCGGCTTTCTTTATACGTTGTACAAAGTACTTTTTCAGTGATTCATAGTTGACAATAAATACCTGATGCATTCCAGTTTGGTAAAAGAAAGTCCAAGTATCACGTACTTTATCAGTTAAAACCATTGCTTTCTTATCAGTAAACTTTTCCCATTCACGCATCCAGTTAATTTTTAACGAAGAAGGGCAAATAACGAGGCAAGGGAAAGCATTGGCAAGGTTAATTGTTGCAATACTCTGCAATGTCTTACCAAGTCCCGGTTCATCACAGTTCATAAATCGTTTAAGTTCCAGTCCTCGAGCAATACCTTTAAGCTGATAAGGATACGGCTGAATTTTTAAGCTATGGGGAATAGCTAGCTCCGGAAGCTCCGGAATATCATAAGCAATATCTTCTTCCTTTTTTTCATTACCACTAAGCCAATTTATATTCTCAAATTGCTGTATTTGATATATCATCCTTTCAAGGTCAACTCTGCTCCGGGTTGGTACTATCCAAACTTTCTTGGAACCGTCAAAGTGTCTTCCAGGAATCTGCCGGACCCGTTCTATAATAGAAGGTTTATACTTGAATGATAATTCAAAATTATCTCCTTTTAATTCGATATTCATGATTTAGAGTGTTTAGTAGGGGGAAGCTATCCCCCTATGATGATTGTGAGTTATGCGGTTGCATCAAGAGGGGTAGGGGCTTCTAGTTTCTTTTTCCGTCCTCCCTTCTTTGGTTTGTCTTCTATAACAACAGCTTCTTCCGGTTCGTCGGTCTCAAAATCTAAGCGCTCTTGGCGGATTCCCCATTTTTCTTCAAACAGATAACTTTCAACTTCCGCATCACAAGCGGCAGCGTCAATACTTAATTCTTCGTAGTAGGGGTATTGTTCGTCAAGGAGAGGAACGAATATTTTCAAGTCAACGACTTTGCCGGATTGAAGAAGTTTTGCTCCCATGATACTGATTCCAGAAACTCCTTCGACGCTATCATTAGAGTAACCTGTAATGATGTAATTCTCCAATATTTCAGAATATCCGGGAGACATAAAGCTGTCCTTATTGATATTAACAGCTTCTGGCTGCTCGCACAATACGACGAGATGTAACTTGAGGCGATTAAAAGTCTCTCTTAAATCGCTGTGGATAATCTGATCGCAGCTCTTGTTAATTACATTCGTATAGTTTGCTTCAGAGAATCGCTCATTGTACACTACATTCAAGCGGTCTTTCTTGACGACTGCCTTCTTGATTTCATTTTTTGCTTGTTCCATAATCTTCTTTTGTTGATAAAGTGATAATACTAAATGTTGATACAACTCCCATGACGGCAGCCGTAGTTATTTCTCTTGTTGTTGCATCTTCTCTTTGAGAAGAAGATAATGCTGTAAACAGACCGATAACGGCCAGCCCGATTGTGACTTTTTTCAAGATTCTCATAATGATTACTTTTTGTTGTTATACATGCCGGACATTTTCATTTCCTCTTTGGCCTTACTTATTACTGTTACACACCATGATAGTTGATGCGTTGCTGTCCGGTTGCAGCGTTCGCACCAGTCTACCAAGTACCGTTCTTCCCTACATAGAGAGTTGACTAGAGCATTTATCGCCGTCGCTGTTGCTTTCGCATTCTTGGCTGTATCGACGAGTGTTTGCATGACTTCGGACTTCATAGTTTCATTGAGCCAATATTTTGAGTCTGCAAGCAGTTTGCCGGAGCGGGCAACATATACAGCCAAGTCATTACCGCGCTGTACAGCTTCCGCCGCATCTTCGCTCATAGTTATATTGAGAAATGAATCTATATTGGTTAGTTCAGCCAATATTTGTTCTCTTGATGTAATAAGTAAGTTCATATTGTTTTTAGGTAAAATATAATCAGACCATTAATTGCCACCATTTGAAAGCAAGGTCCTCGTACTTCTCTTTTCCTCTGATATATGTAGGATGATTCCGGTCGGTGATAAAATGCTTGAATATCTTGCAGTTCTTTTTAGAGATTGCATAAATGAAATCCTGTTCACTTCCTGCGATATCCATATACCAGGCACGGGAGCGGTCCCAATCAAAGAAATCAATTGCTTCATCAAACTGTGCCTGTGATTCTGCAAAAGTTGTTTTTAAATCGCCACCAAAACCGTAAGCAGACAACCACCAATCCCATTTACAGCGAGTATCGAGGTGATAGGCAAAGTTTCCATAATGGAACTCCTGCTGCTTATTTACCATGAACTTCTGTGTATCGGACTGCGCTAAAACGACGGCAAGGAATTGATCCTTCTCCGCTTCCTTCCGGAGAGCCTTACGCATTTCAAGTCCTAATTCAAATTCTTCTGTCGTGTACACATAATCATCTACCATTAGCTTATCATACCGAACACGGTCATTCTCTGTTATAAGAGCATCTACAAGCGTTCCGAATTTGAATGCTTTCTCTTTATCCCCGTACTGAACACGAGGATAAAGATAGTTTTTAAGTTCTGTCAGGTCTGAATTGCTGACTTCTGTACGTGAGTAATATGAATCAGGATTTGACATAACTATTTAGCTTTTACATCTGCTTCGTAGCGGATAAATTGTGATTCGATATGTTTTTGCTCTTTGCTGTTTGCCTGCTTTTCGCAATAGGTAATCATCTTCTTAAAGATTTTCTCCAGTTCCTCAATCGGTAGGGATTGGCCTTCATTTATCCACCACATTTGGAATATTTCAATAAAACCTTGCTGGTGAAGTACTGCAATTTTCTCTTTTACCTTAGCGTTTGTCGGAGGAGGTGCAATAGACGCTGCAGCCGCCCCAAAAAGGCTACCGATTGAACTTTGCTGCGCTCTCATTGCAGTCTCTTGTTTAGCTGCTTCTTCCTGCCTTTTTATTTCCTCCATTTGTTTTGCAGTTTCTTCCGCTTCACGTTGCTTACGTTGCCTTTCCGCCCTTGCTGCTTCTTCTGCATTTGAAATACGAAGTTGTTCCAATTCTGCCAACTCTTTACGTTTAGACGGAATACGGTCGATAAGGTCCTGGCGGATACTTGACAGTTTTGTTTTGTACAGTTGGGCGTATTCCTCATATTTACCCTGTAACACATTTTGCCGGATTTCCTTCTTTGTATCCAGGCTGATATAATAAGTAGCAGAATCTCCTACGAATTTATCGAAATGCGTTTTAGGATAATCAGTCTGAAAAATGGTAATACCGATAACTTCGCGGTCAAAATTCGCATAAGTAAGCCCTGTGAAGATATTCTGTAATTCGGAAATCTTAGATGAAAGATACTGGTTGAAATAAGAAAGGAGATTATTCTCAATTGCTTGTTGATAGCTTGCTTTCTCTGAATCAACTCTAGCTTTTTGCTCGGCTGCTTTTTTTCTTTTCTGCTCTTCTTCATATTTGAATTTAGCATAATCATTGCGTTTTGCAACAAGCTTACCGGGGATAGTAGATACATCTTTAGGGTCGATTTGTTTTTCTTGTGAAGTGAAGAAGGAACGTATTCTATCGAATATCTGCGTAATAGGTTTACGACGTTCGTCCATATTTTTAAGAGTCACATTGACCTTTTTCAAATAGTCGGCTGCTGCTTGGTCTATTGTCTCATTCATGCCTTCTCCTTCGATTGTATCGAGGAGAGCCTGACCGGCTTCATTGCATTTCTTGACAGAGTTCGTATTCTTTCCTATAATATCTGGAAAGGATGATAGAATACTTTTTACTTCATCTATTTTGATTAATTCTGTTGCCATAATTGTTTTTTTTAATTGGTTAGTAAATACTTAGAAGCCTCCGTCTGCATCATCTTCAGATACTGTTACTTGTACAGATTCCGGAGCATCTAACTGTTTTTCTTCACCGAAAGGAGTATTAGGGTCTTCTACCGATTGAACAGGTTCATTAACCTTGTTCTCATCGACTAAACCGTAGTCGATTACAGGTTCTTCCTGTTGTGTCTCCATAGATGTGTAATTTCCCGTACGTACTTTAGGATAGGCGTCGAAAGCATGTTTAATCATCTTGTTTTCAAGGAACCCAGTATCAATATTACCACCATTAGAGGTATATAGAGAGTTAGCAGTTCCCTTGTTTTGCTTTGCAGAGAACGTTGATAAGCGCTTCCAATCTGATTCCATCATCCAGGAGTAATCAACTGACCCGTCATTACGTACAATACGTATAAACACGGCAACCGGCTTGTCTGACTTTCTCGGGAAAGCTCCCTCATACTCTATTGATTTAGCGCCGTTTATACCTATAATAGGACGGAATTTATCCCCTTCAAATACTACTACTGGGTTATCTACATAGCGGACTTGTCCGGCACGTTGGCGCATATATACTTCACCGTAGGCTGAAACTGTAAGCCCAGCGCGTTTCTCCCATATATCACCACTAGGAGTCTTTACCTTAACGTTACGGGGAATTAAATAGCACTGTGGTCTGCCTGATTGGTCAAGTGAAAGACCATTCACGGCCATATCAAGGAAACAACCGAAAAGGGAAAGCTTCGTGCATTCTTGTAGAGCTGGCGTTTCAGTCAATAACTTATTGAAATGAAATTTCTCACGATTGTAAATTTGTTCACCCATATCTGTTCCCCAGATGGCGTTATACATACCGATAAATTTCTGCTCTACTTTTTCATTTTCTACGATTTGAGTAGGTTTTAGCGCACTTAGCTCCTCTACTCTGATTTGAATTGTATTACTCATAACTGTTTAAATATTAGTTGTTTATTAATCTCCTTGATATACTCCGCGGCTATATTCTTCCATTAATAGAATATCTTCTGCCGTTGGCTCTTTCCTTATATCCTTTTTATAAGGCTTAATCTCTACAGGAGAAGGAGTATAGTTCTTTTTTCGCTCTTCCATAGCGTCAAGTTGCTTACCAACGCTTTCTTGCAGAGCCTGCAACATTTCTGATGATTTCGGTATATATGTCATACAGCTATCTGCATTAGTTGTTTGATAATGTTGTCCGGGACTTTATTATGTAAATCCATCATTGCACTGGCAGTTTCCAGTTCTGAGCGTTTCACATAATATTTCCCTCTTTCCTTATTATTTGCCGGATAAAACTTAATCCAAGCTTTTTCGCGCCATTCAGTGATAAGGCGTTTTCCGTATATATCTTCCGCTTGGGATATCGTTACCACTTCGGGAAGTAGTCCCAGCATCGTTAGCGTTTGAACAGTCCCAATTTTAATACATCGGGCGACCATCATTTCGAAGCAATTTTCCATAATCTCTTAATAGGCTGTTTCTTGTTACTTTTGAATGGTGTTGAGCTTATTTTATTACTGAAACACACCTGCATCTCTATGCTATGCTGCCTGATTAATATTGATTAGAGTTCATATACTTCTTCAATTCGATTTCTTCTTATTCTTGCCCGCCGACTCCGGTTAAGGTCGTTGTTGCAGTCAAATGCAATTTGAAAGGCAATAATTCCAAGAAATGAAAGAGCTATGATTGTTTTTTGTAGTTGCTTGAAGTCGATATTTAGAGCGAACACTCTATTTATCCACCAAGCACCAAGTTCGTTTAATTTGCTGGTTCCTGTCTTTTTGTAAGCCTTGTCTAACAGGACATTTACCGTTCCGTAGGCAGTACCTAATCTGTCGGCAATCTCCTTCTTTGCCAGGCCACAAGCAGCCAGTCCCGCTATTTGATTTTCCCGCTTGGTTAGGGCAGAATCAGCTTGCAGTTCCATGATGCAAAGTTTCCAATTCGGCTGCCGCCCTGGAGACTCCCTTGGTAGCTTCCAAAGATTCATTAGCCATTCGTACAGCTATATTCAATACTTTTGTTTTGAAGGTTGAGCGAGCGGAAACAGGCTTGTTGTTGAGGATATTGTGCACTGTACCCTGTGAACAACCGGCTTCCTTCGCAATCTGCTTTTCGTATCCGTAAGGCAGATTAGCTTTGATAGTTTCTAATTGATTTTCCATATATTCTTATATTAATGATTATAGTTCCCTGGAAGGCAGCCAAGCCCGCCAAGGATAACGTATCGCTGTTGTGCGGATGATTAAAGATTCATTCTACCTCGTAGCCTCTTTCAGATTCTCCATAACCGGAAGGCGCATTCTCAAAGGGTTTGCATCGAAAACTAAGCCAGCATGCTATAATTTCACCCTGCTGATTTATATTTCAATTGCTTACGTGCTATCTCAATTTCTTCTCGTGTTACGGTTATACTATCGCATACACCACGAATAAGCTGCTTACGGGTATAATATACTCTCTCCGCCATTTTTCTAAACACGCTTCGGTCTTTGCCTTCTATCCGGTTTTTCATTATATCCAACTGTTTGCGGGAGATGTGGGTAGCGGCTTTCATACTCTCATAAAATGAACGGTTAAATTCCGTACGAAACTTCGTATCAGCGAATAAGGATATGAACACTTCTTGCACAATCCCCGCTTCTATGAGATAGTTGTATTGGAAGGCGTGCTCTTCGTTTTTAAAGAAAGCGTTTACTTTTGCCTTATCAAGAGCAGCTTGGCACTCAAAACCGATGCCAGTAATATTGTTGTCGCCTAATCTCGCACCGCATATAGCACATCTATTATCATTCATAATTGTATGGTGTTTTTTGATGATTAGAAATCAGCTTTGAGTTTGAGTACTCGGAGAACTTCCTTGAGTTCACTGTTGGTATAGTTCCTGGCAATCTCAATGCTTACGCAATTGTGATTAGCGGCAATTTGGATAGCCCGCTCTTTGCTTACCTTGTAAATTTTCTGTTTCATATTCCTTTTTGATTTAGAGTAAATAATCTATTTTGTTAACTTTATTACCTTTTATTTTGGCGTTGCCAATGTTTTGCGCTAACTTTATACTGCAAATGTAATTAAAAACATTACACTGTAATTAAAAGAAAGACAAAAGGTGTAATCTATTAAGATAATTTAATAATATTCGT